CCCCATTCAATACAACATACTATAGAGCAACAAGTGCTAGTGGTACTATAACACAACCAATAGCTGGTAATGTTCTTGTTATGGTTGCTTGGGCTATAGGCACAAATGGGAATACAGTTGGTGTCCCCACTATCACTACTACTACAACTCCTGCCTCATTTACAGCTATTAACTCTGTCAGTACCTTTGGCTCCAATCTCTCTATTGGGGTCTTCTACCGTGTTGTACAAAGTACAGATAGAACTTCTGTCAATGTGAACAATACTAATGGTACACCAGGGTGGATGTTATGGGAGTTTTCTGGGGTTAATACATCAAATGTATTTGATCTCAATCCGATATCAGGCGGGACTGCATCTTCCTCCTATGTAAGCCCCTATGGTGGCTCTGTCTCCCCTATAGCTGGCAGTAGAACAATGCACAATAATTGTGGCGAGTATGGTATCCTTTGGCTAGTTACTGGGTCAGAAGCTCAACGATCTGTTGACCCATCCTGGGCAGTACCAAATGGGAACTTAGTAAACTCCTTCAGTATGAACCCGTCAACCCTTACAAACCCCACCTTATATTCTTGGGAGGCTGACTATACAAACGTGTCTTACCAGTCAGAACTTTCTACTACTGGTCCATACTTTCAACTTGGTACTCAAAGACAGTGGGCTTCAGGCTATTTTTCTCTAAACCCAGCCACTCTCTATTCAAGTGGGCAAAGCTCAGCCATAGCTGACTCAATAGGGACTGAAACTACAGTTGGAATTGAGACAACTGGCACATATCTGACTACAGCACATGGCAGTTCTGGGACATCCACTACCGAAACTGTAACAGGCGCAACAGTTGTTGAAACTGCAACTGATGTAAATAATGCAATCTCTGGTGTACAAGCTCTTGTTGGCCAACCAATAAACATGCTAGGGAGTACATCAGTCTCCTCTACAGGAGAAGGTGTCCCCGTAGTTAGTATATCTTCTATAGAGTCGATGTCTAGTTCTACTCAAACAACTAGCTCTACTGCTATAGGTTCGTCTATACAGACTAACGCTGATACAACATCGACAATTAGGAACACAGTAGTTAGTCTATTTAGTTCAATGTATTCTGTACTTAGGCCATCAAACGTAGGTCAGGCTACTAGTCAATCAGTCAATAGTATAATCAGCTCTACAGCTTACACCAATGCCCAGGCTTCTACAAACTCTATCGTAGGGTCAACTATATCTTCTACTCTAGGGGTTACTAGAATGAATGCTAGCCGTAGGGTCTTTAAGACAATGAGTGTACTAGCTACAAGCTACCTTACAAAGACAACATCAAGAGCTAAGCCAGTAGTGTTCATGGTATCTACAACATTGACAGTAAGTAGACAACGACTAAAGAAGATCCTGTTTGCTGTTGTTTCGAGACTTACACAAAAGAGAAGAATTACTAAAGATCTCTCTATTAAGTCTCAAGACTTATTTAGTCACTTACAAACCTACACTCCTGGTGGTTGGTCAATACCAGATGACAGTGACCCGAATGACTTTGCGATAGCTGATGAACAAGAAGAGGCAGTTCCACCCACTATTACTACATTTGACTATGCTATGGGAGACAGTCAAGACCCAACTGATACTGGGGTACCCTCTCTTGAATAAATGTATTCTCAGAGGCCTCACACTATTAGTCTTGGGACAACTAGAAGGGTATTGCTAGTGGCACACTATGGCGTTGATGTAAGTAGCAACAACCCACACCCGATCAACTGGCAAGCAGTAGGGTCTTACCTCAAGAGTCTCGGCGGTGGAGGGCAACCCTTTGTCTTCGTCAAGGTTAATCAAGGCACTAGCTACGTAAACCCCTATGCCAAACAAGACGTTGCAGATGCTAAGTACGCTGGGTTTGCTGTTGGTGGCTATCTTATGTCAGAGGGTGGGCAAGACCCTAATACACAACAACAGCTCTATCGTAGCATTGTAGGCTCTCTCCCCGAGGCCATCGACACAGAGCTACCCAATGGAGTCTCAACACAACAGTACATTGCTGAGACTCAACAACTACTGGCATTGAATCCTGAAGCTCTCGACTACTTAAATCAATCACAAGAAGCTTCAGGCTTCCCTAATGGTTCCGGGCTTTGGCTGGCTGATTACAATAACGACCCAAACTCTGCATCCTACCCCAATCTAATACATCAGTATCAGAATCAAGGCACTATTCCTGGTACATCTGGAATATGGGATCTGAATGTATGGAATGGTACAGAGTCACAGTTTGGTCAATTCTTTGGGCTGGTCCCAACCCCTACACCAACGCCGACACCACAAGGAGAAGAAATGTCAATTACTCCCGTTATCACGAATTTTAAGAGTGGGCAAAAGGATCTATTCCAAGTCTCTCAAGGCGTACTCTATCACAAGTACGAGTCTGATGTAAATGGCAAGTGGTTTAGTGAAGTACTAGCTGGACCAAGTGGCGGTACTGCCTTTAAGCCCTCACTTACTTTTCCAACACAAACCCCACAATACACAATTGCTGGGGGTCAAATTCTTGTAACTGTAGAAGACTCTAGAGGCTACGTATTCTTGTTTGCTCAAAACATATCAGGGTCAAGTGCAGCTACATGGGGGGTTAATCAACTTCCGTGAAAGTACGCCCTGTCCCACAGTATGCAGCTGAACCAGTAGGGGTAATGACCTACCAAAATGGTGTATTGACTGACCCAGACAGCTCTGTAGTTACACTAGAAATAGTAAATACTGATAGCAATACAATTGTTGTCCCAGCTGGTACAGTTGCTACCAAAGAGACAACAGGCACTTATCAGTATACTATGAACTCTAGTCAGACTGCCTTGCTGGGCAGCTATACTGTTACTTGGTCATATACTATTAGTGGTGCTCCCCGTACGGCTACTGATCAGTTTAGTATTGAGGGTGAAATGCCTTGGTGGTCACAATTGACTTATGACGAGAGACAATCAGCTGCTAACGTCTTTAATCAACTTTCTAGCTCGTTTGACTCTACTTCGGGTGGTCCCTACCTCCAACAGATGACTCAGTCAAACTTCAATGCCTTTGAAAACACAGCATTCATCATGACAAACGAAGCTATGAACTACATCAACTATGAGTTCCAGCCTGTCTTTAGGCCTCCATATCAAGTTGGGGTATCTGCATTAGCACCCTTCCCAACTTCATGGTGGGGNATACTTGAAATGCAAACATATGCTCATCTNATCAAGCATATCGCTCGTCAATACATCGAGCAACCAACACCAGAGGGCATGAATGCTGCTTGGCTAAATCGTAGAGATTACTATGAACGTTGGATGGAGCTCTATAAGGTAGAGAAAGAGATCTCTGACAAGGCTCTCCGACAGATGAAGAGAGCTTACATGATTGGGTCAAAGCGTTCCATGCTTGTTGCTGGTGGCCTGATTCCACGTATGTTCATCAACCCAGCACGGCCACACTTCATGTATGCTTCAGTGAATATGGGTGGCATGTAATGGATCTTGGTGGTGTAAGTTCACAGATAGTATATGACAGCTCAGGCAATATTACTAGTATTGTTTTAACTGGGACTGTACAAGATGCCACTGAACCTGTTAATGGCGTTCAAGTAGATGCTTGGGCTGCCTCTCGATTCACTACTCCACCAACACTCGGGTCTGCCATCCCAAGTGATGGGTTACCAGCAGACATCGGACCAGTTACAACTGGTAGTCAATATGGGTCATATGGAGCTTGGCAACTTACTGCTACAGTCGGTACATCATACTATATTCGAGCTCTATACCAAAATACAAATTACTGGCAACTTACAAATGAAGCTCTTTTGCTTAATTCTGCGGGTGTATCTAGTTTCAATACTAGAGTCGGTGCTGTAACACTACGAAAGTCAGATGTTACTGGGACAGGGCTTACCTATTCCGATGTAAATGCTGCCCCGATCAACAACCCGACGTTCACCACCAAGATCACCACCCCCGCTGCGTCGGTTACAGGCTTCACTGGCGCCACCACCCCCACCCGTTACGTCGGCGGCGTGAGCGGCGCTGCACCTACTACTGGCGTCTTCCAAACGGGGGACTACGTCATTGACGCTACGGGCAGCATGTGGATCTGCACGGCTGGCGGTACTCCCGGCACTTGGGTGCAAAGCAGCGGCAGCGTGTCGGTGCCTTGGTTCAATGTGCTCGACTATGGCGCCGTGGGCAATGGCACCACCGACGACACCGCTGCCATCCAGTCAGCAGCCAACGCTGCGTGCGCCGTGGGCGGGACGCTCTACTTCCCTGCTGGTTACACCTACATCGTCTCTGGTGGAACCACTGGCTCCGCGTCATCGCACGTTGGGATGATCGGGTTCTCGGGCAAAGTCCACGTTGTCATTGACACGGGCGCCACCGTCAGGGTCGCATCCACGAACGGCCTCTTCACGTCCATCTTTTACGGCTCGTCATCCTCAGCCGACTACAGCGGCACCGTGTTCGAGGGTGGCGGCACCATCGACACCAACTCGGCGGCGAACATCGCTGCTGGTCGAGTGCCCACCGCTGGCTCGGGTGGACTTCCGTGCAAGTCCATTCAAGGCTTTGACCAAGGCTCCAACATCCTCATCAGGGATCTTCGATTCACCAACGGTGACAACATCTGGTTCATCACGTTCTCATCCACGAGCAATGGCGCTCTCTCTAACGTCACCGTAGAGAACTGCCAGTTCGACAACATCGGCAACACGGTTCAAGCGCAGAACCACGACCACTCGTCAATCTACATTGACGCCATCGGCGCCACGGTTCGTGACTGCACTTGGTGGCAGGGTGCCCCCGGTGCGTCATCGTTCGTCACCAACTACGGCGCTCGTACCGCCATCGAGTTGCACGGCTCCAACCAGCATTGCCACAACAACACCACTCACGGGATGCAATGGCTCGGCAACCTTGTCGCCTCCACAGTCGCCTACGAGGCACCTGAGTATTCCTCCTCAGCGATCACCGCCGCTACTTATACTGGGACCACGGCCACCTACACCGTCGCCTCGCACAGCCTCGTTATCGGTCAGCCCGTCGCCATCTTTGGCGTTACCGAGACTGGCTCTACGGGTTCGTACAACACGACCAACTACGTCACGGCCACCACGTCCACGACTGTCACGGTCACGAACTCAACGACCAATACCTACACCTCTGGCGGCACCATCGCAGCAATCCGCATGTGCAACGGTGCCAACTGGCACGACAACCAGGCGTACCACGCCAAGGTCGGCATTGACATCGTGCCCTATGCCGGGAGCACAACGGGCACTGGCGTCGGCCTCCGTGACATTAACATCCACGACAACGCCATCACCATTGACATGACGATCTGGAACCTCATCACTGGAGCTGGCACTGACCTCGGCGGCATCCGTTACCTGAACTCTTCCACCCTCGCCAGATCATGTGGGCCGGTTGAGAACGTCTCCATCCAGTCCAACAAGATCGAACTCGTCAAGGCCAACATCAGTTCCTCTGCCTACACGGGTGACCCGCCTGCTTGGATCGTGGTCTCATCGAGCGGCACCGCTGTCATCGTGGACCGAGACTGGATCATCTCGCACAACACAATCGTTGGATCGCTTGACTCTGGCATCTACCTGAGCAAGTACGGCCACGATGGCCTGACGATTGAGTCGAACCTCATCCGGGACGTGGGCCTTGCCTATTCTGGCGCAACCAGCAAGTACGGCATCTACGCCGCCACATCCAACAGCCAAGCCAACTGGCTTATCGCCACCAACGTCATTGACGACGACCAGATAGCAACCAACGCGCCCTACGGCTGGACAGCCCCGAGGATGACTGGCCCCCTCTACATCGGCGCTGGAAACGGTATTTCTAACAATGTCAACATCCTTGACAATGTATGTGTTGCAGCCAACACTGGCGGGTTCGCACCTTGCGTGCTCTCTACGTCGAACGCGTGGAACGTCGCTCCGTACTTTCGTGGCATGGCGCACAACTGGACCGCACCCACTGGAAACTTTGCTGTTGGGTCATCGGTCATCGTTACAACTCAACGCAATACAGGTGCCGTAACGCCGACCACTTACTACCAAACTTCGTCTTCTATGAATGGCGGTGGAATCACATGGGTTGCAGCCCCTTCACCCGGCACCGGCCTCACGGGTGTCAACACCTACAGCCGGTTTATTGGTGCCACCACGTCCGGCGCACCTACCTCGGGGACGGGACCGTGGGCTGTTGGTGACTGGATCGTTGACCAGTCCGGTGCGTTCTGGATCTGCACGACCGCTGGTAGCCCCGGTGCTTGGACAAACGTTGGTGGCACGGCAGGAGGCGACCTCACCGGGACCTACCCCAACCCCACGCTGGCAGCGGCGGGAAGCCCTGGGACCTACACCAAGGTCACGACTGACTCCAAGGGTCGAGTCACGTCAGGCACCACCCTGTCCTCAACCGACATCCCAAACATCACAGAGTCGCAGGTCACCGGCCTCGGAACTGACCTCGCAGCCAAGGCGCCTCTGGCTTCACCGGCTCTCACCGGGTCACCGACCGCCCCGACGCAGACCGCTGGCAACAACTCGACCAATATCTCGACCACCGCCTACGCAGACTCAGCGGTCGGGGTCGAGACCAGCCGCGCCACCGCCGCAGAGGCGCTCCTGGCACCGTTTGCTTCACCGGCCCTCACGGGTTCACCGACCGCCCCGACCCCATCGTCCACGACGTTCACTACGCAGATTGCAACCTCAGCCCTCATCCCGCAGGGCCAGCGTTACACCAAGTTGACAACCACGTCGCAGACCTTCACGGTCCCGACCGGCGTTACCTCGATCCGAGTCAGGGTCCGAGGTGGCGGTGGTGGCGGTGGTGGCGGTGGTTCAACTTCAACCGCCGCTCAACTTCAAGCCGGTGCTGGCGGCGGCGGAGCAGGAGAGACCAAAGAGGAGTGGGTCACGGTCGCTGCCGGTGACACGCTCACAGCGACCATCGGAGGCGGCGGTGCTGGTGGGGCAGGTGGAACGACAGGCGGCAACGCTGGAGGGATCGCCGGTAGTGGCGGCACGACCACGCTGACCGACACGACGACGAGCACCGCCCTCATCACGGCAACCGGGGGAGGACGTGGATCGTCAAGTCCCTCAACGTCCAGCACGACCGTCTATGGCGGCTACCCCGGTGCGGCTGGACAAGGGACCATAAGCGGCGCTAACTCCATCCCAGGCGTGGGCGGCAACACGGGCGGATCTTCGTACCCGCCACTCAACGCAGCGGTCGGTGGTGGTGGTGGTGGTAGCGCTACGGCAACGCTCTCAGGGAACGCAGGGAACGCATCGACCCTCGGCACAAATGCGATGACGGTCTTTCAGGTAGGTCCGTCAGCAGCGGCATCAACTACGGCTGGCGTCGGCACGACAGCCACGACGCCGGGATGCGGCGGTGGCGGTGGCGGTGGCGGTTGTAACACGGGCGGCACGTCCTATGCCGGTGGCAACGGCGGTGCAGGCGCCCCCGGCCTGATCGAGATTTGGTACTAGGAGGGATCGTGGCGAACTACTTCATCTTGGACGCAACCGGCCTCGTCGTGAACGTCGTCTACTGCGAACCAAGCCTCTACCCAATCGACCCGGCGTGGATTCCCGAGTCGGCTACGCCGGATGGCGTGGGGGTCGGCTGGCGCACGCCTGATGGTGGGACGACATACACAAGAACCCTCTACCAATTCCCCCGAATCACTGCAGTATTGAGTACACCCCTCTACTCTCCCCCAATAGTAATTTCAGGCTCAAAAGTAGAAGTTGTACAGACAATTGCTGGTACAACTCCATCTTTTACTCGTGCAATATACATGAACCAGGTCCAATACCCACCCAAGACAACAACAAGACAGATATTTGATCGTACCATCGTGTTGACAACACTAAGCTCAACAACAGCTAATCTCTACTCTGAGACAACTGGTTCCAATGTTGTTATGGACGTCAGTACTGCTGGTACATGGACTACTTCACCTGTTGTTCAGCTTCAAGCATCAGACGATAATGGTGCCAACTGGTTCTCTATTGGGGCCCCACTAACGATTACAACAGGCTCCCCAATTCAGACAACGAGTGTTATAACAAACCAATCTTGGCAACTCTATCGTGCCCAAGCTACAACTGCTGGGGTCAATGGTACACTTAACTACATCAAGCTTAGGTCGTTCTAGTGTCTACAGTCATTGGCGTAGGTGGTGGTGGCAATACTCCACCTAACAATCCATATCAAACACTACCCTATAACGAGGTAGATGGCCTACTTGTTGTCAAACAAGAAGAACTTTGGGCTGACTCTAATCAACAACAATGGCACGAAGAAGCTCTTCAATGGTATGGCGAGAAGGTTGTCGTACGACAGAGATGGCAACCTGAAGACTATGCAAATGGTCTTGTAACGTATTGCATAGATTGTCAAGACAGCCCCAACCCATCATCTCCCACACAAAGTGTTCAAGTACGAGCTTCTAAGGTCTACAAACAGACTGGTAACTCTTACTGTCCTACTTGTTATGGGACAACCTTTACGGGTGGGTTCCAGACTACATGCTACCATCTCTATATACTAGCTTCAGACACTCCACAGACAAGACAGAAGCTTTCAACAGGTCAGTTCTGGATGGATCGTCCTGAGGTACAGTTCTCACATACCCCCCTTCTAAGACAGGGTGACTTACTAATACGTATCTCTCAATGGGGTGGCGAACTTCCAACCCAAGAGAATGGGAGATTTGAAGTTTCTAACATTACCCCACACACTATCCGTACTGGACCAACGAACTCCTCAGACACCATTCACACGGTGTCACAATCCTGTGTACTAGAGAACATCTGGCCTGACCACCCTCTATCATATGTACCCTACATCTAATGATTATCCCCGTACCCAAAGAGATCACGTTCCAAATCTCCAAAAGAGCTCTAGAAATTGTCAAACAGAAGGCCCCTAAGGATACTGGTAAGGGTTCATCTGCTCTACAATCAACTAACGAAGAGGGCTCAATTGGGGTAGTTATCCCAGAAGATGTTATCTACATGTACTACCAAGAGGTAGGCACAAAGCCCTACATCATGTGGAACCTAGCGGGGAAGACGATCCCAATCAGACTCCCAAACGGACAAGTAATCTTTAGACGAGCTACAGCTGACAATATTGGAAAGAGAAAAATCACATCCCGTAATGAAAAGGGACAGATTATGACAAGCAAGATCTCTTGGAGACACCCTGGACTCAGAGCTCTACACTATATTCAAGATGGACTTGAACAGGCAGCAGAAGAGTGGATTGACCAACTAGATGCTGATCAAATTATAAAGATGTTAGAGCTGACAGATGCACAAGAAACTATCGACTTGGTGATGGGGAACTAGATGTTCATTACAGCTGCTAAGATTGCTGCCGTAGAGGCTATTACTGCTGGGTTTTCAGCTTTGGGTGCGGCCTCAAGCAACACTACAGTAGATCTAGTCCCACGTTCAGTGACAATTGAGTACCCAGTAGCTGAAGTTGAGTGGCCTGCTGTTTTCGTTCAGTTTAGACCTACGACAACACAACACACAGGACTTAACCCCGACACGTATAGCCCAATTGTTGTGAATGGAGTAACTACAAGTTGGGAAAACATACGACAAGGTTACTTTGAGGGAGCATTCGATCTTCAGATACTAGCAATGTCTTCAGAAGAACGAGACAGGATCTGGGAGACCTTAATCAATCTATTCCTAATGTACGATATGTCAGTGGGCTCGACAGCACTCTACAATAGTATAGCTAATGACAACTTGATTGCCATGACTCTCCTCCCTGGACAAGTACAACAAGTAGGAGACACAGTTTCCCCGGGGACCCCTTGGAGTCCAGAAGAACTAACATATGAGGCAACTGTACGGGTGAGATGTGTCGGCCAATTCTACGAAGACAAATACAATCAAGTGTTACTCCCAATTTCAAGTGTTACCCTCACTGGGTCTACTACTACAGATGGGGTAACTCTTACAGAGACTGTAATTGTAGATTGAGTACAAACTCAAAAATATGTAATTCTTGGATCTACACATCATAAATTGCAGAAGGAGAATTCTATGGCGTCCTACACCAACCCAGGAGTTTACGTTAGCGTAACTAATACGCCCGTAATCACCTCCACTACGGGTAATCCGATCAATATTTGTCTCGTGGGCCAGGCACCAGCTACTCAAACTGTTACTGGCGATAACTACTCTCTAGCTTCGGGTACCTCACTTGCTATTATTAGTAATCCTGGTATCCTTGCTATCAACTCTGGTACAAACAACCAGCCCAATATTACCACAGTAGCTGGACTCTACAATAGTACAACTTACTCTCTTGGGTCACCTTATGACTATCAGGTGGGACTTACAAGTGCTAGTGTCTCTACTACGCTTCCAGGAGCTAATGGGTCAACTGTAGTACCTCCGTCTACAGCATTCATTACATCGGGTGCCCTCACCCTCACTACCGTAGGCACTCCTTCAGCTGGTACTGTTACTATTACCCCTTACCTAAACGGTGCCCCTGTCTATGGTAGTGCTACTAGTACGACTCCCCTCTCAACAACTGGCCTTACGTATAGTTCAACTGCTACTGCTATCAATTCTGCCATCTCTGCTTTGTTCACCTCTTCTACATACCAAAATGGATCAGTAGTTGGTACACTGTCAACACTAAACTTACAAGTAGTAGCTACTGGCGGACCACTAAACACTACTCCAGTAGTGCTACAGCCTGGCCCAGTGTCCTTGACAACTACTACGTTTAACACATTGACGTTCGTAGTTACAACAAGTGGGTACACTACTAACACGTCACTAACTCCCTCCTACACACTTTCAAGTGCAACTGGCGCTTCACAGACTTGGCTTACATTGAGCTATACATACAGTGCCCAGTATGGTAACCAACTACTATCGTTTAATTCTGCTCAAGGTGTAATCCAAGAATACGGTAGCCCATTTACAAAGACTGGGACAATTAACTCCCAGCTTTCGTTGGCAGCTTACCTAGCCTTCCTGAATGGGGCAAGTCAAGTCTATACCATTGCTATCGGTAACGGGAGTACCTCTACTGATACCTCAGTCTCTACTTCGCCTACTCTGACTCAAATTCAGTATATCTTCAACAACATACTAGCTAACGCTCGGCTTATAGATACCATCGTTCCACTCTGGGACTACAGTACGAATGCCTCTTCATATAGCTTCTTTAACTCATACTTGGGTACACAAGCTAACCTAGGGACATTACAGAGACTCTTCTTGTCGAGAGACACTTCATCTAGTGGCCTCCAGACAAAGGCACTTACACTTGGTGCTGATGCTGCTCTATTTAGTAACTCTAGAGTCTCTGTTATAGCTCCAACAACTATCACTATGCAGACTCCCAATACAGCATCAAACCCTACTATTAATATTGCTGGGTTTTATCTAGCAGCTGCCATAGCTGGTCTCTTCAATAGTCTAGGGACTCCCGAAACCCCTCTTACACATAAGATTGTTCAGGGGTTTACTACTATCCCCAATGCCTATAACGGTGGAGACCCACAGACACTTCAGAGTTCGGGGATCCTACTTTCAACACAGAGAGCCTCTACGGGCGACATCTACATTCGTCAAGGCCTTACGACTAACATGTCTAACTTTTTGACACAAGAGATTTCAATTATAGCAGCCCAAGATGCTTTGTTTGGAGCAATTGAGAAGACATTGATTGATGCCAACATCATTGGCTCTGCCTTTACACCCAATACCCCAAATGTTATCACAGCTCTTATTCAGGGGACACTTGGCTCAGCTGTCAATAACAACTTGATTCAAGCTTACAGTGGTATCCAGTATTCGATCCCACCTAGTAACCCAACAGCTGTTAATGTAGTATTCCAGTATGCACCCACCTTCCCATTGAACTACATCAACGTATCGTTCAGTATTGATCCAGCAGCTGGGACTACATCATTCTCAACTACGACTAACGCCTTCAATACGACGGCACCAGGAGTGTAACAATGGCAAGTTCAATTTTCAGAGTTGGTGGTGGCTATACGTTCTTCCACTGGCATGGCCAACCCCTAGCCTATGTTGATGTAGTAAGAGAGACGGCACCACGTCCTGTGGCTGCTCCTCAAGCTGTACAACCCCTCGATAGCCAATACCCAAAAGAGATAGCCCTTCCAGCAGCACTTGAAGCTGGGACCATCGAAATTACATTCCGTGAACAATGGAATCAAGAAGTGTGGGAGCAACTCGGTGCTCCGTTTGTGGGGAAGCAAGACCTTCTAGGGGTATTCCAAGCTCAGCTAGAGCAAGGTGCTGTACAACTCACTAAGGTCATCGGTAACTCATATCTTACCCCAATTCGTACAATCAACTATATTGGTTGCTATGTCGTTAACGTTATGATTGACGAAACAGTAAACATTGGGACGATGACACTCCCTAAGTCTGTACAGATTATGTACACTCAAAGACAAGAGCAATGGGGCTAGTCCCTTTAATTACTAAGAACTAAGAAAGAACAGGAGAACAAGATGGCACCTCGGTCCGTCACAATTCAGCTAGCCCCAGGCATTTCATATGCTACACTCCCTGACCATCGTAAAATGGTATCTGGTGTACAGTATGATATTGACTGGGAGACATTCCAAAAGCTTTCACCTCAAGCCAGACAGTCTTACATTCAGGTTGTAACGGTTAATGGTGGTCCAGCCTCTGTATCTACCTTCCCGGCTACTACTCTTCTCCCAGATCAGACCTCTAATGCTAACCCTCAGCTTAATATCTGGGGACTACTCACAACTGCTACTGCTACTCCATTTGTAAACACTGGCAGTATAGGTGTCGGCGGTCTCAACCTTTCAGGTAAGGCCTTCCAGGGTTGGACAGCTGTTCAGGGTGCTCCTGGTCAGATCAACAACATCAATGTTGTAAACGTTAGCCTTACTGGCCCTCAGGATGAGAAGTACACGTACATCTACAATGCTGACTCGAACTCGTTAAACCCAGGTGACGTAGCTGTCTGGTCGTCTGGTGGTTCTAGTGGGCGACAGGTACAACAAGCTCACTTAGCTGCCAATGCTATCAACTACACATCAGGGTATGGCGTATTTGCTGGAATTGCCCTTACTACAATCCCATCTGGCTACTATGGCTGGATCCAGGTTGAAGGTGAGTGTGCTGTAGTGAATGTAGACTCTACAGTGGTAGCTGGTGACCCATTGTGGCCATCAACTGCAACTGCTGGTAGAGCTTCTGCCTCCAACAGTGGTGCTCCTGGTAGTACCGGTAGTGCTACATTTGGAGTGTTCTCTGACATCACTACCGGTACACTTGTGACAAAGCCTGTTATCCCATTCGGTACAGCTCTTAACGCTGCATCGTCCAACAAGGCCCCAGTTCACATTCGTTCATTCAGATCAAAGAAGCCCTACAAGCGTTTTAGTAACCATAACTAGTTTTAGTAACTAGGTAGGGACAGATTGTCCCCTGGACCAAAGGAACAACTTGAGTACAAACCCAGAGAATAGCTTCCCCAATGAGTGGAAGATACCATATGAGGGACTACTATACCTAGGGTATCTAGAGAAGGAAGTAGAGATTCCTTTTCACAAGTTCATAGTACGGACATTGACGTCTGGAGAGAAGATCAAGATCTCTCTCATTACATCAGAACTTACAGATACCCTAGGTTACGGTAGAGCCTATCGTTCAGCTGTAGTAGCTGCAGGATTAGTCTCTGTAGACGGACGAAAGTTAATCGTTTCTGAGAAGGAAGTAGATACCCTTACTCAGCGTTACAATTATGTAACAGCTTCTTGGAGAGATCCCATCATTGACATTCTCTTTGAGGCCATCAACGATCTAGAAGGTCAAGTACTCACAGTCCTGGATGAACTTGAGATTGTCAAGATCAACAAAATAGTTCCTGTCTTTGAAGATGAAACTAGGGCGAGTGATGACGACCCAAAAGATGGGAGTCAGACCCCTACGTAGTAGAGTCTATTAGACTTGCTTTCTCTAGGGGGCTATTGTCAGGCCCAGAGCTCAGTCTGGTACAAGAGTATTGTCTACGAATTCACCTTCTTCTGGAAGAGATAGATCAGATGAAGGATCAGACTCGGGACTTTGAACAGCAACTCTTTCTTCATAGACCTGAAGTATACGAGAAGTATATGGAGGATAAGAAAGAAAAAGAGGCTCTTGGGTATGATGACATCGTATGGAAGACTCCAGAAACAAAAGAAGAAATTGAGCTTATTTTTGATGCTATCAAAAGAAGTAATGAGACACTACAGGCAACAAAGCAAGCTCAAGAAAGTGAACGGGACACAGAAGAAGACAAGGGAGTCTCTGTAGAAGAAGACTTTCTTCAAAAGTTCGAGGGGATAGACCTCTCAAGATTGGGAGAAGACGATGGCTGATAACGTTATGGGCCCAGAAGTCAACTTAGGGCTCAACGTTGATCTAAATCTCGATGCTTCTGTTCAAGATGCTTCTACCTTAGCAAGTCAAATCAAAGAAATGCGGATGGATCAGGAAGCCTTCCGTGATATTGTAGCTGATACTCAAGAGCGTATCCGTGAGACTACAGCTGAGTACCAAGAACAGCTTTCACTCCGTCAACAAATGTTAGACGTTGAGCAGAGCTTAAAGAACTTGAGTGAATCTCGTACTCAATCTCTACAGGACCAAACTAACGCCTATAGAGACATGGAACAAACCATGGGTCGCCTTGGTCAAACAATGGCAATGGGTGGTGGCTACGGTGGCGGTGGTTACGGAATGGGTGGTGGCTACGGTGGCGGTGGTTACGGTGGCGGTATGTCAGGCTTCTATAACCCAATGTCTGGAATGACGATGAACATGGGAGGGTTTCCTTCTGCGTTTTCTGGGACTCCTGCTGAAGAAGCAGCTGAGGCTGAAGAAATTGAGATGGAAGAAAAAAACAAAGGATCTATTGATCGTTTGCGTCAACACGCTCAAGATCTTTTTTATTTTGCAAATATTCCTAGCGAGATAAAAGGCATTGCCAAAAGCATGAATGGCCAAGGAGCAAAAGTTTTAGATAGTTCTGCTGGCGCAAGAGCTTTAGCAAGAATACAAAAAACACATCCTGCTTTAGCTTTGAGACTAACAGATGCTGCTACTGGTGGAGGGTTATCAGCGTTAGCTGCAGGAACATCTCTTGAAGGTGCAATGTCTCTTTTAGGACCAATTGGCGTAGCTACTTCTGCAACAATGCTTGGTTATAAGGGAATTTCACATGCGCTTCAAACTGGTCAAGAATATGGAGCATTAACTGGCCAAACTGGGTTCAGTGCAATCGGTGGCGGCTATCGAGCTGACCTACAGTCCTTCTTTGGGTCTTTCCTAAACCCATTAATGCCTGATGCTGTATCACAACAAATTGAGGCAACTGGGTTGGCTGCTGGCTACAAGATAGGTACTCCATATCTCAAAAACTATCGTAGTTTTGCCTCTGGGGCCTTTGAACGATTCCAGATATCCCCACAAGAGTCACAACAGATGTTCCAGAATGCAGTTGTAGTAGCTGGGGGTAGTCTCTCTAACCTTAGTAATGCTCTACAAGGCACAGCTGACATGGCTGTACGATCAGGGGTTTCATTCCAGGGAGCTGTCCAGAATCTTAATAGTATGATGGAGACACTTACTAGTTATGGGGCCAAGGGGGCAATAGTAACAAATACTGCCACCATGATGAATGCTGCCTTTACTGGTAGTGGCCAACAAATGTCTCAGACCATGCAGGGTGTGGGAATGAAAATTACAGACTGGGCACAGAGTAGTCTTATTGGACAGGCTTTGACAGCACAAGCTGTTGGGACAAACGTACAAGGACTCTACGGCTACGAACAGGGACACGGTGGAGTTAATTCTCTAGCTGTCCCAGCACTCACAGCTATTGGTGGGATTATCGGGAGAATGGGTGTCGGGCCACATTCAACACAGCCTCAACTAGATAATGCTGTTTGGAGAACAAATATGGCATTGCAGAGTATGGGTCTCGATCTCCCCCAAAATCAAGTGGCTGGACTTGTCAACGAAATGGCTAAACACCCTGGAGATATAGGCAGAGCAATGGCTGGCAGCTTAACTGCTCCCAGTATTGGTGACTACAAACACGCTGTACTCTTCTCGAATGGGAAGGGGGGGTCGTCTGCAATTCCAGTATGGGACTCTCCAGGCGCACACACTGCCTACAACAAAGCTGAGGCTCAGTACAAGTCACAACAGAAAGCATTGGGAGCAATCAATAACCTCACTGGTGGCTCAGCTACTGGAAATAGTAGAACTGATGTTATGATTGGGCTTGCTCCAAATGCTGCTAAGATCTTGACTGTACAACAAACAAATTCACAGGCTGACTCTGGAACTACAAATAGAAATACATCTAACGGGTCTGTGGGGAGATAAGAGTGCCACCCGGTGACAACTCTTACAATACAGTAGCAGTTCTCAATGGGTTTACGTTCCCCTATAGCCCAAACAAAGTAGACTTTGGCTATACCCTCAATAAAGTATCATTCAATACAGCTGCTGGAAGGGTTACCCAAGTACTCTCAGTGAAGATTGATACTATTACCTGGGAGGGAGATACTGGGTCCCGACAAAATCTTCTAGAACTCTATTCTCTATTTAAGAAGACACAGGATATGCAAATTGAACAAGAAAACTCTTCTCTCTTAATTATGCCAGTACCAGTCGGCACAGGTCTCTCAGCTTCTAGTATCCCCTTACAAGTCTGGGCTCGTTCAATGCAAGTTGGTTGGAACTATCAGTCAGTAACTTACCCCTATCGTATACAGCTAGAGGTAGATGAGGGGTTTGGGCTAATTACAGGTGGGCAATCGTCAACAGAGATTGATCAACTTGTCAACAATTCTATTGGAGTAGACGTTACGAAGTCTATCTATACTGGGCTCATTAATACGACTAACNTCAACACCAATCTAGCTAGTGCTGTCGACCAAGTACTAGCCAGAGCCAACAACGTAGACAATCTACTCAACCCTTCGTCGTCATCGAGTAACTAATGAATATTGTTAGGGGCACCGTACGTCCATCGATACCAGTACTCTACCCTGACAAAGAAGATGTTAGGTCTAATGGGCTTGCTTGGAGTAACGAGTACGGGATTGTACTTCAGTCAGACAAATACACAACTACTACAAAGGGAGATGGGTCCCAATGGATGGGAACGCAACCCTAACCACTATCGACGGTAACGGGAACTCAGTTACTACTCCTTTGTGGTTACAGTCTATACAGTCTGACTCAAGTGTAGAGTTCGATGACAATCAAGTTCGTTCTGGGGTCTCCTATCGTCCTATTCGTCGTACAGAGATGTTCTTGGACTTTACTGCCATCTGGTCACTACAAAACTACTACTTAATGGATCAATTTCAAGAAGTACTCTATACCCACTCTTTACAAGTAGTTTCTGGACACTCTAACAATGCTACCCCAATGATTCTCAACTACTTCGGGACATCTAACTCCCCAATGTCAGAGGTTTACTCTGGCTGGGTAGAGAGAATTGAAAAGGAGTACCCACGTTTTGATGACATATTTGTTCGTAGCTACAGAATGAATATCCTACTCCCTGAAACTACTGGAGCTGTTCTCCCAGTAAGTACAGTTATTACTGCTAACTATCTGAATCTGTTTGGGGAACGTTGGTATACCTCTACCCCAGTTGTATTGTCCCCCAGTAAGATATCTGTTGTAAGTAAGCCGAACGGGCTCTTAAACAATCCACACATTAGAGGACCACGATGACAACACAACAGTCGTTAGTCTATAGTCCCTCTATCCAAGTCTTTGTAGCCACTGACGTCCCAGAAGGTGTGATTGATGTTTCGAATGACATTGTTGACTTTGAGCTAGATCGTGTCATCAATGGCGTAAGTACATTCTCGATGACACTCCAAAATAGAAACTACAAGTACACTGACCCTACAAATGGACCTCTGATCGAAACTCTTAATCGTATTGCTGTTAACATGACACGAACAGTCAGTATACAGACATTTTCTGGATACGTAACACAAGCCCCAATTATTACTATCCTACCCAATGCTGTTCACATCGTAGCTAAGTGTACACTCAAGAGACTAGAGAATACATTCTGGGACTCTAGTATACCAGAACTACGGGCATCCCTTCTTCCAGGTATGCTTTCGTCTATTGGTACTTCGTCCCAGTTTGACGATGGTGGGACTGGCCAGGGTACACTCAACTTACTCACTAAAGTTGTTGGATGGCAAGCTGAAAAAGTTCATATTCAGAAGATACCCTCTAAGTTTATTGATGTAGCCGCTTCTGAGTTTTCACAAGATGTATCAGCACTACGTCCCAACATTGTACAACAGTTGATACAAGCCTTTGACGGTAATGGGATAGTAAGTGGGAGTACTGGTTCCCCCACAGGTAGTGATACAAGTGTCAATACTAACTATGGTTGGGCAGCTGCCACATTGAGCGCTGCAGGACTACCAGTTAATCAAAACAATAAGAAGTTGATAGTCAACTGGATGGCAGCTGAAAACCCAACGACCAACTGGTGGAACAATAACAACCCCCTAAACCTAAACCCAGGGAAGATATACTCTGACCTTACTACGTCTGCCAAAGAGACTGGGCAAAATATTGCTAGTCCTCTCTATGCAAACTCTATCTATGCCACACTAAAAACTGGAAATGCTACCTTTGAACAATGGCAATATACCCTTCAGAATTGTCCATGGGATGACGAAAAGAGGGTTGCTTCAAATGGGACTGTCTACTATCTTCACTACCCTAATGGAATACCCAATGCCACCATCCCGGTAGTAGCTGTAACAGGGACAAGTTCAAGTGGGTCTACTGGGAACCCCTACCCCAATACAGCTTATGCTACAGCTAATGCAGCTGTATCAGCAGCGGCATCACAGATTGGAGTCCCCTATGATGGCAGTGGGCAGAGAGAGCAAAGGGGTGTGGGTTTTGACTGTTCTGGACTTACACAATGGTCGTATGCACAAGCTCTAGTACAAATACCAGGTACTTCAGAGACTCAGTTTGCTGCCTTCACTAACCTTAAGGGTACTGGAAACCCAATGCCCGGTGACCTAATCTACTTTGTTGGGGAGGGTTACTCACCTCCAGGACACGTAGCTATCTGTAGTAAGGGAGTAGACTCTACGGGAATCGGGGAAATCATACAAGCCCNGGGTACAGGCCAGCACGTAGAACGATCAACATTCTCTATCAATGACCCGAGCTACATGGGTTACAATCGTCCATGGGCAAATGGCCCAACTAACCTACAGCCTTCTGGGGTAAGCTCAAGTTCCAGTACAGCAACTGCTGCTGGTCTAACAACAGACAGTAGTGGGAACACAGTCCCCAGTCAAAACCCACTATTCAACACCATCTTTACCCTCCCCCAATGGAACCCAACAGCTATTGCAACATATGGGTCACCACAAGGCTTCATCATGGATGAGCCAGTCTTAAATTCAATTGCTCAAGTCTGTGCTGCTTCATTTAGAAGTTTCCAGTCTCTCCCCAATGGTGACTTTGTAGCTTGGTTCCCTGACTACTTCGGAATGTACGGAACTCCAGCTGTAATGGAGATATCTAAGATTGAAGTAGTGGACTTAAGTATCTATCATAACGATGACTATCTTACAACTCATGTGGCAGTAGCTGGTGATACTACACAACTAGGACAACAAGTAAACACAGCAGACTGGTTAGAAACTGATGGAATCGTTTCAGTCCAAAACCCCAACTTTATGCAAATCTTGTTTGGGTTGGGGTCTACTGCTAGTAAACAGTTTGATCCTGACAAGTTCTTGTCTAAGTATGGGATGAGACCGTACGTAGGCGAACAGCCTCTAATTGCCAATCACCTTCTTGAGTTCTCCTATGCTATGTATACATTCATGCAACAATGGGCTTATCAGTATGCTACTCAAGTAAAGTTCACCTTTATGCCAGAACTCTATCCTGGTATGAGGATTAGGCTCCCAGAAGTAATCATACAAGGGGGACCATTGGAGCTATACGTTATGGGTGTTACTCATATTGGCTCAATGACAAATGGGTATGCTACTAATGCAGTGGTGACATGTCCTTCAGTGGGTGGGAAGATGCTCTATGTTGGATACAATCTTGACAATATTACTTCTACTCCAACTGTCAGTGGTACGGGGAACAACAGATCAAGCAACACGAACATATACAACCCAATGTATAACAAGACTAAGTCTAACTACTATGGAACTAAGGGTTAGGAAAGATCTTGCCTAGCAATACAATATATGACAATAGATCCCAGATTCGTAAGGTCACCCTTACAACTGGTGTATACTATGACTCTCTCTCTGGACTCCCCTATGTTAGATCATTTGATGTACATGGATCACAACTAAACATTAGTCTTTCGTATCTCCCAGTTGGGGTTACTCTCAACACAGTACAACAAGGACAGGTATGGTGGGTTGAAAAGAGAACTACTGCCTGGACATTGATGTTGTTTGTGGGAGAGTACAATCCTTATTGTTATGCACTCTTTAATAGTTCTACTACTTGGAACCCCTCTACTAACCCCACTTACATAGTCTGGGTACCGGTAGTTTATGATCTAGTAAGTCGTTCTATACCTGCTTCATTGGGACACATAGTTAGTGACCCCACAACTGGTTACATTACTGTCCCTGCCCCTGGGCTCTACGATATCTATGCTTCAGTACAAGCAACAAATAATAGCAAACATGGGGGTGGGCAACTTGGTCTACAGGTAGTTCAACCTACTAGTCTACCCACTAACATTGTAGCTAACCCAGGAGTAACACTTAGCTCCACTGCCTACACCAACGTACAAGTCACCAATACCCAGGGTTTTTCTACAGGTGGGGGTCTGATCAACATTCTTGATGCTTCAATTGGGGTTCGCTATGTGGGTACATATACTGGCATCATTGACAACTCCTATATCACTGGAGTACAGCTATCTAATGGCTCAACTACGTACGTAACAGACCCTACGGGGATAGACACAATTGTTCCAGCCAAGATACGTTCGTCAGCTTGGTCTGCACTTACTACTGGGGGTACTACAATTGATGCTATTCCCATTGCCCAACTCTCTACAACTTTTGCTTTTGGAGAAGAATCTTTTAACAAGTACAACAGAAGCTTCCTCATACAAGCAGCTTGGGGAGGATCTACAATGAACATTGACAATACAGAGTTGTCTGGAACTTTTGTATCAGTTACCTATAGGGGACCGGTGAATTAAATGTATTCTTGGGTAGAGAACAAGGAAGTCGTGTGAGATCCATACAGGTACAAAACGGAGACATTACCGTTGGTGCTGGAAACTTACAATTTGTTACTGGGTCCTCCAAGCTAGCTCAAGACTTGAATCTTTGGCTACAAGAGCCTCTAGAGGGTACACCACCAATAGGACCCGGCTTTACTACTCCCTCCTTCGGTTCACTACTTAACTCTTATATAGGGGGAGGGAACTTACAAGCTACACAATCGCTTGTACAAGCAGAGATTCTTCGTATCCTGGGTATTTATCAACAAAATCAGTTGCTAGCCCTCAAACAAGCACAGACAGTTGGGGCACTTTCACTCTGGAATAAGTCAGAGATTCTACAACAGATAGTATCAGTGACAGTATCATCCCCATTCCCCAACACAATTAGTGCGATAGTAGTTATCCAGACACTAGCTGGAACAAATACCCCTATTACAATCACAATCGGACAAAATGGAACTACGGTGAGTTAAGTTGGCAACTAATACAGACGTACTCAATAGACTTATCACAGCCCTAACATCAAATGACCCCTCGTGGGATGTTTCTGTTGGGACTCCAGAGTACAAGATCTTAGAAGCAGTTGCTCAAGAGATTGCCATCGCTGCCAACAACAATACACTCCAAAACTTTAGCTTCGATGTCACTACGAAGTTTGGGTCAGACCTAGATCAATTTTGTGCTTTGTTCGGGATCTATCGTGACTATGGGAAGAGAGCTACTGGAGTAGCTACTTTTAGTTCGACTACAACAGGTACTACTGGCGGTACACTAACAATCTCTGGGGCAACTGGTGGTACGTTTAATGTCAACTATGTTGGCTCTACTGTTACCCTTAACTACAATGCTTCAGCTACTGCCATACAGTCAGCAATTAGTAGTATTCTCCCTAACGGAACCACATGTACTGTTACTGGGACTGGGCCCTTTACTGTAGCCTTCTCTCCAGCCCTCCCTCCCACTGCCTTCTCAGTAAACTTTGCTGCCATTACCCCTACTACAGCCAGTGTGGGCTGGGTCCCAAATGGTGGGGCATCATCAACATACCAAATCGGACTCTACACTACAATCTATGCTCCTTCTTCTGCTACTGGAACTGTACCCCTCTACTTCCAGACTACAACCCCAGCCCAACTACAACAGGGACAAAATTCAGTACAAGTCCCTATTCAGGCTGTATTGACTGGCACAGACGGAAATCTTACAGCAGGTACAATTACAGCATTCTCAAGTTCGCTGGTGGGTATTACACAGGTAACGAACTCTGTAATGTCTGGAGGGACTGATGCTGAAACTGATGCACAGTTACAACAAAGATGGCAAAATACAGTCTTTAAGAACTTAGCTGGTACTGAAGATCAGTTCTTGGCTTTGGCATACAACAACCAAGATACAACACGAGCTAAAGTTCTGGGTCCACAAGAGATCAATACTGAACAACTACAGATCTTGACTAGCTTCAATGAGTCAACTGTAACTTCAATCAACAAGTCTTCTTCTGCCAACCCCCTTAACGGAAGTGGGAACTACTACCCCTTCAACTCTAATCAAATGGGAGATGGGACAAGTTCATACCCATTTAACTTCAACTATGCAGTTACTGTCAATGCCACATGGACTGCTAGTGCTAGTAGTCAAGTAGCAGTTACAATTCCTAGTAGCTATGCTTCTAATTCAGCTGGTATTTGTCAAGGCATGTATGTCACCGTCAATGGGACAAAGTGGGTTGGGTGGTATGTTGGTTCTTCCATAAGTAATGGAGATGGGTCGTATACAGTCACTCTAATTCCCCCTACTGGGTGTACCCCGTCTGTTATTCCAGTCTCTATTACAGCCCAGACTGTTAGCACACCTATTACCTTCTCATTCCCACTACCAAATCTCTCACCTTGGGTATTCACAAGTGGTACAGTAACTGGATCTACTAGCAATACACTTTCTGACTCTACAGCTTCCTGGGCTGGCTCTAATGCCTATGCCAACTGTTGGGTATATGCTACATCAAGTACAGGGCTTACTTACAATATTGTTTCTAGCAATACTACAACAACACTTACTAGTTCTTTTAGTTGGACAAACAGTACTCCACTTACTGGGTCAACATACTACATCGCCCCTCTACATCAAACTACCCCACTTCAAGGAGTCCCAACTCCAAGTGCTACCATAGTTTCAACAAGTGGTTCTTTAGGCCCTGGTACTAGTGCAACCTTAACACTCTCTCCTACTGTAACTGGACTACCTCCGACTGTAAACATAGCCAACGGTACAGTTAGGATCTTCAGTGGGAACATCTTCTACAGCCTGGGCTATACAGGTATTTCAGGCAATACTCTGACTGGGGTAACAGCTAGTGATACTTTCACCCCGCTAGCCAATGACTTAGTCTTTGTCTCGTCGTATAATTCAGCTACTGCAATAAGTACTATCCAGTCAGATCTTACCAATAACTACAACAACTCGCCTGTTGGACAAACAGATCAAATTGTCTCTGTCAATGCCACTTACAACAGTGCTTCCTTTGCCACCAATGCAAACCAGGGCTACATATCCCTCTACCAGTCGAGCTCAGTCTACTCTGGGGGCTTCGCTGTCAATGCTCCGCCTAACTCTACTAACACTGCTGCCTATGGTGCTCTCAATACTGCTACTTACTCTAACACAGTCCTCACAGTAAATACAACAAATACAGTAACAAGCTCTAGTGGAGTAACGATCGGGGTTACAACGTCCATCCCTTCAGCTAGTTCTACTGTAGGGTATCCCCCATCGGGGGTCTTGTGGTACTACCAAAACTCAACCAGTACATGGTACAACATAACGTATACTAGCTTTAGTGGGACAACATTCTCAGGTTGTACTTTGACAGCTGCTTTTGGTGCTTCTAGCTTTACTCAGTCCTCATCTGGGAACGATAAGGTCTATTTGCCCAATTTACAACAAGCCTTTAACCTACTCTTCTCATCCCTACCCACTCCAGGTTGGGAGACTTCAGTGTCTCTAGTTACTAGTGCTCAAGGGGCTACTTCTACACAGTGGGTAGTGAACTTCTATCAGAAGAATAGCTCTAACTCCACACCCATGGTCCCAGTTGACTTTGTAACAGTCAATGCTGCACTTGTTATACAAACAGCTAATCTTTCGTCAAGTAGTGGTAGTGGGGTTGCTGCTTCGTGGTATGCCAATACAAAGGTGGCAGATCTAATCAATGCTCAGATTCTACTTTCAACTCCCTCTCCAGCCAATCTAACTTTCAACTATACTGGAACCCAAAACTTGCCCATCTCTACTGTTTTAGTCCCTTACAACTTCAACAACACAGTCTCTCCAGTAGTCCCAGACCCACAATACTTCTACCCCCAGGGTTTAGAGCTAGTACAGAGTAATTACAATGCCACCACTCAACAGTCAACAGCCTCTCCCAATACTGACTATCAGTACGTAGTCACTGGAGCAGTGGCAGATGGCTCGAACTCATCCCTATCAGTAAACATACTGAACGGTAATAACTACTCATGGCTCTATCCCGGGAACATCATTGACCTAACCTACTACTACGTAGCTCTAGCCTCTAGGAACAACCCTACAATCTTCAATACAAGTCAGACAGTTGGTAACAACCCTGGCACAATTGCAACAAACTTCGTAGACGTAATTGTAGATGGGTCTAGCAGTACTCTCATTACAGAGAGTGTAACCCTCAATCCAACAGGTACTGCATTGACCCCAGGTTCTAGTGGCACTATTACTACTGGTAACCAAACAAACTGGGTATTGGGTGATGGAGTTACGAATCCCTCAACTGGAGATCTCTACTACATCTTTTCACAACAGCCTGTTGTTCAACCCTGGACGGCTCTCTACCCCAACTTCTTGTCACTACAACAGGGTTCAGTCTTTACCCCACTCTATCCTTACGGTGGGCCTATCAACACAGTCTTCCCTGGTGGGGACCCAACGTATACATTCACTACTAGCTCTGGTAAGTACAACATTAACCCCCTCTCAAGAATCTCAGCCATCTACTACAACATGAACATGAATCTCCCAGAAGCTTTTAATTCAAATAGTGTTGTTGGGTCGTACAGTCCACAGAACAAGTCAATCACTCTTACTAAGGCTGCTACAACATCGGGGTCATATACAAATGTGGTCTTTAACTCAGACTTCTACCCGATCTATGACAACACAGCAACTGCTGGAAGCACCCTAGCCCTAAATGGGATCGCAATTAGACAACCAGTCACTAGAGTAGATAGTAGTGCTAGCTGGGTAAGTGGATCGACCACAGTACAAGACTCTAGTGCTAAGTCTTCAGATATTGGCTCCTTCATTGTTGGTACTGGTATCCCCACAAGTACACGAATCCAGAATGTGGTTCCAGGGTATAGCTACACTCTTAGTAAGACAACAACTTCAGCTAGTTCTAGTGCAACAATAGTTCGCTATGCCCCGACCCCAACTCTTGTCCCAGTAGCGATCACTAGTATTGCCTCTACGTCTACTACAATGACAGTGACAGCGATAAATACACTATCTGTTGGACAGCAGATCCTCATTTCTGGTAACTCTAACTCTAACTATAACGGTGCCTGGACTGTCGCTACTGTAACAGTTTTATCGGGTACCCTCAATAGTACTTTTACTGTTACCGGGACAGGACTAAGTACAGCAGGCGGAACTGGTGGAACGGTATCAGTTGTTAACTCTCAACTTAGCAATATTCAATACTATATCAACTCTGACGTCTCTGCCACTGATACTTTAGTACAGCAACAACGTCTAGTTGGAGTCAATACAATGACTCACCAGGCCAACTTCCAACAGATTATGATCAACTTAGCAGTTATTGTTGGGAATGGGGTAAACACTTCGTCTGTCTATTCGAGCTTACAGTCCCAGATGAAGAACTACCTTAACTCAGTGGGATACTTACAGCCAATTAGAACTTCTAATATCATACAAAATGCACTACAAGTAACTGGAGTAGTAGATGCTAGACTAGCTAACTCTACTGACTCTAAGACTTACTATGGTGTACAAGTTGTCAACCCCTATGCTTACTATGACTCCATCAATGACATTGCCACTGGTGGAGCTTCTAATGTAGACTACAGAGACATTATCGTACAGTCTACTAGCTCCAATGATGTACTCCTCAACTCAAATCAGCTTCCACAACTATTCAGAGTAAATGTCTACTTCCGTAGTCAGAATGACTTCTAATGCCGAGTAATATCTACCCAATCTCAGTTGACAGAAACTTTTCTCAAAAGGTTAGTAACTTTCCAGACACTGTCTATGCCTTCAACCCAACTGATCATCTTACAAACTTGATGAATACACTCGTTGGGGTGGCTGGGACAGGCCAGTTAACTCTAGCACAGTTGTCTGCTTCTAATACACAAGACCTACGGGGTATTGAGTATGGAGACTTGGATACGATCCCAGGAGCAATGCTACGTTCTGGCAGGCTCCCTAGTGAACAATATACAATCAATACAAACCCTTTTACTGCACAACTTACTCACTCTCAGTGGGACTCAGTAAACTTCGCAGACAGTGCCTACAGAGAACGTCTTTCGATGATGTTCACTGCTCTCAACAGTGGGGCTACTGTTCTTGGTCTTACCTTACTTTCTGAAGCTATTCTTGGCTGTAAAGTACGAATCCTAGAGTCCTGGAGATACAATGCTCCAATTAATCTAGCTACTTCGAACGGAAGTGTCTGGACATTCTCAGCCCCAAACAACTTCTACTCTGGACAACAAGTTGTCATTTCTGGTAACTCTAACTCTAGCTACAATGGGACTTGGACTGTACTCTCTGCTAACACAGTACAGTTCACTGTCACTGGTGGAGCCAACTCTAGTGGGACAGGTGGCTTTGCTACTAGTCTAACTAACTACTCTTCTTTGTTCAAGACTTCATCGCCCTCAGAGTTTGCAATTATACCACTAAGTGATGCTCCCCTCCCCCAGTCATTGATTGGTTCTCTTGCTGAGTCTGTACAACTACTCTGTCCTGTGAACTCTATCGTTACTATAGCTACACAAGTCTTCAATGATTCGTCAGCTGGTTCTGTAGTACAGTATAACGCCTACACGATAAGTTCAATCTCTTCAGCTTCTGGGGGGCCGTTGGGTTACATCTGGAGCGTCACTGCTACTGGGAGTAGCTTTACCGTAGGACAGCCAATTTCTATTTCTGGGATTACTGGGGCACCAGGATTTAATGGAAGCTATACCGTTGCTACAGTAGCTGGCTCAAGCTTCACAATCTACTCTTCTACAAACCCAAGTGGGACCCCTTCGTACACCGGATCACTTGCAATATCGAATATCGTAAGTGATGTCAATGCTAATGCTAACTACTTAGGGGCAACTGTAACAGAGACATCATATAACTCCATCCCATCTGGTACTACAGTCCTAAGTGTAGTATCAGGAGTCAGTATGTCCTTGTCTGCTGCTCCTACCCTTATACCCTCAAACACATACACATTGACAATCACCATCTCAGCTTATGAAGCCCCCATTGGCATCAAACAAATAGTAGCTGATAGTGAATGGTTTGAGTTTGATAAGATAGTAACTGTGGGGAAGGGATCATTAGATCTACCAAGTGTAACTGATCCCACCCTAACTACTTCATATTGGGTTAACCCCAATGTAGCTGTAACAGCTCCACAGTTTGCCCATATGTCAACATCAGAAGAAGAGATCAGTCTTGTCAGTAACATTGCTAGTGTTAATGCTGTCATCTACCCTGATCCGTCCAACACTTCTAAGAAGACAATTATTTCTCCCCGGGGGATTGCTAAAAATGCTCAAGGAGGGATTGTCTATTCAGACTGGTACTGGGTAGCACTAGCTGATAGTCCAGACAACTACCCAAAGGGGAAGTACCCGGGAGACCCCAATCACTACACCTCATTCTCAACTACATACACTGGCAGTACACAGAGTAGCTTTGCCTACTTAACCACTAATGGGTTACCAGTTGCTATAGTCTCCAACCTCAACACTAGTGGGTCTGGGACAGTGGTTGCTGATGATGGGACTATCTACACCTTCTCCTATACAAACATAACAGTCGGGTCTGGGACTGCTGGTACACTTACTGGGGTTATCTTCAACGGACCCAACTCTGCCACTCTAACAAGTAATAATGTCATCAACTTAGCTTCAGCATACAACTGGGAGTGGACTAGTCAAGCTGCTTATGTTACTTACTTGACAAATCTAGTGACAGCTAATGGTGGGCAATTTAACCCATCGAAGTCTCAGTATAGACTACCCACTGGCTCTGAGTTTGAGTCAGCATCCCCCATTTCTCTACAACAAGTAGTCCTTCCCCCATCTCTCAACATCGTAGGTACAGTCTACGGAGGACAATAGTGCCCAATACAAACCAAAACCCCCTCAAGGACTACATAGACCCAACTACTGTACCAGACATGACTGTAGATGGGTTGACAGTCAACAAGTCCTTTGCCTATACAGGAGTAGTAGATACACTCAACACTAACAGGGGCTCTCTAGTAGCCCCACAGAGTACAAAGAGACAACCTGGGCCAACCACAAAACTCCCACAAAGTACTGGGAACAACTTCAGTACTTACTGGACATCGCCAACTGACGTCATAGGCTCAAAATCAATTACAGCTGTACAGTTTCAGCTAAAGAATCCAAGCTCTTCTGACATTACAATCTTCAACTACATTGCCTTCGAACTACTTGATGTCCCTGCCAACTGGTTCTTGTGGTATCAAGACTCGACTACTGGTGCCATGAGACAAGCTACAGATGTCAACGGTAACTTTGTTGGTGGTAGAACTACTGGGTCTACTGGTAGGTGGATACATCTAGAAACTTTTCTTCAGCCTCTAGGCACTTCCTTCCTAGAGTTGAGATTTGATCGGAATGTCCCGATTACTTCACAAACTGGTAACTATGTTACTGGGACACAGTATTCGCTAGAGCTTCGTAATCTAGATCTAAAAATGATAGCCACAAGGTGGAACGATGTTCCTTCGTCGTCGAGAGTGGCAGCTGTCAATGTACTAGGGTTTACTGAACTCTATGCCAAGAGACAGAATGACTCTAGTCAAATACAGACCCCTACAGTACGTACTTCCAACTTGAACCCTTCTTCCTACTGGAAGTCTCGTATACAGCCCTATGGAGACTCTGTTGTCAGTCTCTATGTTGACTTAGGGTCTATACAGACTGTAGACAGTATCTATCTAGACCCACTGTATACTGGGATGTCTTGCAATATCTATAGTAGTACTGACACTACTGTTAACACTGAGTTCTACTGTAGTAGAAAGATGGGTACTTTTACACAGAAAGATCCCAACAACCCTGTTACTTTCTACTTCAATGGTCCACAGGCCTTTGTCCCCAATGTCCCAGGACAAACTGGTATGAGTGTTGGAGTAGCTTCTTCTTCATCCTATACTAACATGGGTCTGACTACTCCACCCAATATACAGATTGACGGATCACGAAGTTGGAGTATGGGTATCTCATTTACTCCCAAAGACTCAACAAGTGCTAGTGGAACTCTTGTTGACCAGTATGTATCGTCATCCTCATCACACTCTACTACACTTTCCTATTCTACTGGGACTACGTATATCACCTTCACAGCTGTTGTCAACGGAACTACCCTTTCAACTTCATCTTTGTCAGCTAAAGTGCCAAAGGTGTTAGCACCGTTTAACAACTTTCCGTATACTCTCGTATGGGGGTATGATGCTACAACATCCCAGGTGTTTTTGTATGTAGACAACAAGACTAACACCACATACTCAGTCATCGGTGCAGCCACTAACACTACACTCATAACTGATACTGGAACAAGCTTTACGATCGGTAACAATGCCAATGGAGGTAGCCCCGCCAACGGTTACCTTACAGACTTTTGGATCAAACAAGATGCCCCAGTACCAACGTCTTCCCCAGTACCATCAATAATCTCTAAGTACATCAACAGTACACGTAGCTTTATCAATGCCCCTGGTCCAGCTACCACTTCACGTGGCGACTACCGTTCGCTGTTAATGTCTACTCTAAACTCTGCCAATGTGTTCTATGGGCCAAATTCTGACTACTTTGCTTCTAAGCAATGGACTAACGTACAAAACAACCTCCCAGTCCGTTCTGGTACATATCACATAAATCAGTTTACAGGGCGCTATGTCAAGATTGACTTTATGAACTTGTCAGCACAAGTCTACCCGGTAATGCATGATTACCAAAAGACTACAAAGACTATGCCAGTAGATGTAGTTCAGGGGTTCGTAAAGAGAGAACAACAGATACCCAATACTACTACCCCAAATGGGTACCTAGGACTCAATACCACTGGCGGAGCAACTAATAACCTGAACACTCAAGGGCCTGCTAGTACCGTACTACAGACTCCAGCTGGCATTGTTACTCAGCAGTTCCTATCTGGTACAACACAAGCTGATCTAAATGCTGTACAACTTGGGACACAACCATCACGTTCAGTAAGTAATAACAACTCTATCATAGTTGACCCTACGTCAAATAGTAACTACATCAATTTTCTCAATGGGGCACCGGGTATCACTGACGATGTAGCTGTGACACAAACTACTCTAGCTTCTTTTGTCCCGGTGGGGACCCATGAATACCAGACAAAGACTGTTACCCAGAGTTGGAACCAAGGTTACTTTGCGGGACTTAAAGCAATCGGTTTCTACAAGACGAACCCTGTAGCTACAGATGATACTGAGTTCTACCTAGACACTTGTACAGTCCCAGCATCCAGTCTTGGGACGAACGGGTCAATCTTTGCTAGCACCACCTTTACACAGCCAACATCTTCATCAGCCGGGTTCACAGCATCTGATGTCGGAAACACACTAACTACTCAAGCACTCTCTTCGTTCTCCCCGGTAACTTCATTCCAGCTTTCAGCTATAACTAGTGACTGGGCTCCCTTTACCCCGTGGGACCAGGCTACAATGTTGAACAATCTCCCTAGCTCCTACCTGACTTTCACAAACTGCTCTACGCCAACTCAAGTCTCTTCCTTCGTCCTTACAACTGGGGTCTGGGCATTTACACAGACAACTGTAAATGATGTCAGTAATAGTCACCCAACTTGTGGACCTAAGACGGTAACAACAACGATCCCCGGCACTAGAACTGGGGGTATGAGATGTTCTGCGGCTGCCCGGATCTATCTTCCAAATACAAATACTGGACAGTATGTCATCAATCTCTATGCTACAATTGGGGGTACCACTTCTGTAGTAGCTTCCAAAGTCTACTCCAAAGTCCCCCTACAGAACTTCACAGACTTACAGGTAGGGTGGAGTGTACCACTAGGATCTACTGTTACGAACCTACAAGCTGAGGTACTACAGATCAATACTTCTATCTATGAGACATTCTACCTATCGATGTTGGCTCCTTTTGTTCATCCCATTGGGTGGTTCAGCAGTATTGATGGATCAACGTACTACCCCATAAGTAGTAGAATTGGAGACCCCAACACATATGTTTCATTCGGTACCCCAACTAACTCCTTCTATATCAAAGCCATTTCGTATACTACAAATGCATATATCAATGCAGTAATGGTCAAGCCACAGTATACACAAAATGCCTATACTCCTTCTGCTAGTCTAAACTACTTCCCAGACCCAAGAACCAATGAAATTCCCGCTAGAGTGAGTGTCTACGACCACCCCATGTTCAAGATGAACACTAATCTCTACCCAGCCTCTCTACTGCTAGGGAGTGTTTCTCAAACTTAGACTTGATTTTCGACTTGGGTTCCTCTATACTCGTTAGTAGGAGGAACCATGAGTTACGAAAACGTAGTTTTTGTAGAAGAGAGTCAGTCTCTCAACGGAGTACTTCGATTCTCCTCTCTGAATAAGTCATTTGAGAGTTTGAGAGTCTTCCTAGACAAGTACGACTCACTGATAAACAATGATCAGATAGTGGAGTTTGATCAAAAAGTTAGTGAGCTTGGGCTCGAGTTGATGTTCGAAGGTAACTCTAGGGGTCGTTATGAACTTCTGAAGAACTCCTCTAGTGAACCCTACCAAGTAAATAGCCCTTGGCTAGAAGAAAATAGCCTCTTCTCCTTCCAGAACACGGGTCTTAATGTAATCTGGGGAGCCTTACAGCAAGAATCTCCACGAGTCCTTGTCCAGTGGGATACGGGAGCTGGAAAAACTCTTTGTAGTTGTCTTACTTCACAGAAGTTGATTGATGAAGACAAGATAGACATGGTCCTGGTCTTCTGTAAGAGAGGGCCCAAGAGGATTGACTGGAGAGATGAATTTCGAAAGATGACCACCCTTTCGGTAGAGGCTATCGGTGACTGGTCACGTAGTAAGAGGCATGATTTCTACAAGGAGTTCAACTCTCAAGTACTAATTCTCAACTATGAGAAGATCCGTAACGCTTCTCTCAAGAAGGAGAAGGGTTCTAGGGGGAGGGTGGAGGACTGGAGTCGAACTGACCTCCAAGAAATTCTTCAGATGATTGAAGGCAAGAGAGTCTTGATTGTGATCGACGAAGCCCAAAAAATTAACACTGATACGAATCTACTCTCAAGTGGCTTCTCTATCCTTCTCAACGGTGGTACATCCACCATGTGCTTAGGTCTTACTGCTACGCCCTATAAGACCTCCCCACTCAACATTAGGAACATCTTTAATGTCCTTGTCCCAGAGCTTAACGGGGTGAGTGACATGACTCCGGATGAGTTCAAATATGAATACGGGAAGACCTTCGATATCTTCCAGACTAAGTATGTTAAGAAGATTTATGTACGAGAGTGGAACCAGTCGAAACTCCCCCTTCTGGGTAAGAGGCATGAAAAGTGGACTCATATTGCTATGAAGTCAGACCCCAACATCGCCAAACAGTTCCCCGAGTCAATTGCTAAGAGAGTTACGTACGAGCTCAGTACTCCAGAACAAGAGTTGTATGACAGGGCTGAAGAGATGATCAAGAAGGCCTTCAACCCAGAAATGGGAGGAGCAGCTTGGGGGATGGTCGATCTCCTTCGTGTTTTGTGTAACACTCCCGAAGCCATCTATACATCTAACAGCTTCATTGCTAGAGATCTAGTTGAAGAGTTTGGACCCAACTATCTTTCGACCCAAGATTCTTCTAAGTACCAAGTGATTGAATCTTCTCTTGATACTCTCATCGAAGCTGGAGAGAAGGTAGTGCTCTTTACCTACTGGACAAACAACACACTCTTTCCCTACTTGAAGAATCTAAGGGAAAAGTTTGGAAAGGAACTCCCAGTAGATGCCATCTGGGGGGTGGGGATGTCAGACGAGGAACAGCAGACTGCCATCAAGAGCTTCAACTCCACAAAGGGTCCATCAATCCTTCTCTCTTCAGATGCTGGACAAGAAGGGTTGAATCTCTATGCTCCGTATTTGTGGCACATTGAAATGCCACGTTCTTACACTGAATACAAGCAACGGAAAGATCGTATTAACCGTGGGGATTCAATCTCTAAGGGAGTCACCCACACTTGGATCTATCGTCCGGTAGCTCAAGGGACCATCGAAGAACGTACAGACCAAAAGGTGCTTCTCCGTAGGGCAGAGGCAGAAGCGATCAGAGGCGTTGTTGATGAGAACGTAAGCCTTACTGAAGAAGTAACTGTTCAGGGTCTTCTGTTCGGCTGAAGCTGCATTATAGCGTATATTACGTAACACTTACGTAGTTTACTTTCCCTTGACTAGACTTCGTTATTTCTATAAAAGAGTTTAGTAGGGATTTTGCAGAGTTTCCTAGTTCTCAGAAAAAATCTTAGAATCTGAGTTACTAGTCAGTCTTATACTAAAATAGATGTATGAGTAAATTAGGGAGAGGAGTGATGCTATGGACTAACAACTGTTCTATTGATCAAGTGTTAGGAGAGAATTCTGAGACGTACTAACGTTTTCGCTAAGCTAGTTGCCATTGCCTCTTTTGTTACAGTGTTTGTTGCTGTACTTATGATCCCGGGGGAGGCAGCTAGCAACCCAGGACGGAATGTCAAAAGTCATTCTTCCAATGTAGTAATGATGCCCACAACTACTGTGGCACCACATTCACCGAGAGTATCTGTTCAGCCAGTAGTTACAACTACGACTACAGTTCCAGTTACCATTCCGGCGGCTAGCCCGGTAACGACAACTACAGTCCCTAGTGTGGCCCCTGTCAATAGTGCTCCGGTAGTCAGTACAGCGCCTACCTCTGCCGGAGTTCCAGCATATGTTGTAGCTGCTTTTCAGTGTATTGCAACTCGTGAATCGAACAACGAGCCGACAGTAATTAATTCATCGTCTGGAGATTCCGGACTTTATCAATTTGCTATAGGTACGTGGCTAGCATTTGGTGGGGGACAATATGCTCCTCAAGCTTATCTAGCTACTCCAGCTGAACAAACAGCTGTTGCCTATACAGCATGGCAGCAAGACGGCTTTTCGCCTTGGAATGGAGATAACTTCTGTTGGAACTAAACGAGAAAATCTGTAAGTACCTGCAGTCCAACGGAGAACACTCAACGATTGTAGGGAGGACCATCACACTAGACCATCTAGGCTCTGAAGATGACCACGAAGTCATACAAGAGTTTGCCAGCTGGATGACTAGTTTTCTCCAACGGGTAGAAGACTTTTCAAAGAAAAACTGAAAAACCCTAAAATGTCAGGAGAAGTCATCTATACTAATTAGTAGTAGGGGTGATGTAATCCACGGCATCTACCCACAACTATCCAGAAGGATAGTAGCACTAACGGTCGAGTTGAGCTAAGCTCCTCGGCCGTTTTTGCTATGTACACACAGTAATATAGTAGAGAGAGGTGGATATGTCAAAGTCAATTCAGAAGAAGATCTGGGATAAGACTGCATTTCAGTCTAAGAATGAGATGCGTAAGCTCTACAAGACAAAGAATCGTGAAGATTACCTGCTTGGACGTAGACGTCGTAAATTGTTGACACTAAATGGATGCTTTGGGAAGTTTGAGCCTAAGCCGTTTAATGAGGTGGCTCTGGGGACTGGTGGGTTTCGAGAGTAGAAGTCTTTTTCTAAGAAAGGGTTGATTTCAGAGACAAGTTCCTCTATGGTTGTAAACAGTAGGAAGTAACCCCAACAGTAAAAGGAGTACCTGTGGTATATAAGTACGATCATGACTCGCAGTTGGCAGCTGAGAAAGCCAACCCAGACCCAAGTCTCTATCGTGTACGTAGACAGCCTTGTGAGACCCCCACCGCCTGCGGGTTCTGTGAGGAGGGCTGGGTTGACCGCAGCGGTTTTGCCGACTACCCATGCAAGCGGCGCTGCCCCCACTGCCTCGGGACCGGACAAGCGCTGACGCCCGCTGAGGCAGACGCCGAGGTCGAGCGGCTGCGGGCTGCGAAGGGGGAGAAGTGACTGAGGACTTGGGGGATGGGAAGTGGTGGGGAGAAGTGAAGGCGAACTGTGGGCACACCAAGTATGGGGGTTGCGAGCCATGTCCCTGCGACACCGTGACTGACCGACTGGAAGAGATCCGCCAGCGAGCAGAGGCGGCAACGCCGGGACCGTGGCGAGCGTACGGCAACACCGTCGAGCAGGAGAAGACGGGGTGGCACCAAGTCGTCGGGACAGAGTTGACGGGTCTGCCATACATGACCTATGAGCGACTGACCACGAAGAATGAGGACGCCACCTTCATCGCCCACGCCCGCGAGGACATTCCCTACCTGCTGGCCGAGGTGGAGCGGCTGCGGGCTGCGCTGGACACCGAAAAGGAAGCGAACGTTTCTGAATCAGTCTGTCTTTGCGGACACAGGAAGATAGATCACATCTACGAGGAAGGTGCTTGTCGTCCCGGTTACGTCTGCGCTTTGTCGTGTGACGAGTTCACGCCGGTCGTAGGTTCTGCCATCACCGAAGGCGGTGAGTCGTGACCGACGACCTCGACTACATCAAGGCCGAAGCCGAGCGGCTGCCGAAAGGCACCGCTGCGAGGTTCTTTGCGGCGCTCGACGCAATGGAGAGCGACTCCGATATGAACGTCAAACGGCTTGACTCCGATTCTGTCACCATCACGATCAGTCGCAATTGCGCTGAATACTTCGCTGAGCGTGCGTGCGATAACGATCGTGCTTGTTTCACCGAAGTTGGCGGCTGCGTGGCTTTTGACTGTCACTTGGAACAAGCCTGCCGAGCAGCACTAGAGGGGGAGCGATAAATGCCGAAACGGACCGACCCAGCGATTACCGCTCGACTCGACCCTGACCTGATGGCGTGGGTTGACGAAACGGCAAGACTCCTCGACATGAGCCGCGGAGCGTTCGTCCGAGCGATCCTCGCCGAACTAGCGAACCCCGACACCGTCACGATCACGATAAGCCGTGAGGATGCCGAGGCTTGGGCACAATGCGATGTGTGGCACGACGAGGACGACATTGAGTCGAGGGTCACGATGGCTTGCCGAGCAGCACTAGTGGGGGAGCAATGACTCTGCTTGTTATCGTTGCATGGCTCGTATTTGGGTTGGCGTTCGCCGTCTGTTTCTCAGCGTATGACCAGCGGCAACCATCTGAAAATCGCATGGCCCACGACGTGATTGAGAGTGGGGTTATGTCAGCGATATGCGTAATAACTGCTCCGGTTCTGGCGATAGCAACAGTGACTTTCGGGATGTTCTGGCTGCTCGGTCAGGGTATCCCCCGACTGACAGCGCCTCGACGACCGAGAGCCGAAGAAGTTCAGCAGCGCATCAAGGAACTGGAGGCTGAACTTGCAGAGATGGACATAGAGGGGGAGCGATGAGTCAGAACTTTACTTCTGAGGACACACAACTGGCAGAAATGAGACCATCTATCGGCTCTGAACTGCCCCATCCATCGGACCCCGGAGCCGTGACCATCACGATCAGCCGTGAGGTCCTGCACCGCTACATAAACTACGGAGAGTTTGCGCCAGCGGTCTACAACATGCTTGCAGCAGCGCTTGATGAGGACACCGTGACTATCACGATCAGCCGTGAGGATGCCGAGCACTGGGCGCAACATCACCCGAGGGCAATCGGCCAGTACGAGCAGCGCATAGCAAATGCCGTCCGAGCAGCACTAGAGGGGGAGCGATGACCTACACCCCGAAAGTCGGAGATCGAGTGACGTGGGGCGGCATCGGCCCGTACACCGTGACCGCTGTTGGCAAGTGGTATGCGCTGGTCGTTGCCGAGAACGGCATGGAGTACCCCGCCGCCATCACCCACCTCGGCCCCATTCCCGACACCGTGACCATCACGATCAACCGTGAGGATGCCGAAAGCGTCGTGCGTGAACTTCCAGAAGCCAGCGCCGACTTTGCGTTTGGTCGTGTCGCGTTGGCTTGCCGAGCAGCACTAGAGGGGGGAGCGATGAGTGACACCTACGATCCCGTTAAGCACATCCGAGCCAGCCAGCCAGCCAACGATGCGCTACTGGCGCACTGGAAGTCTCACCCTGACTACGACCCCGAACGGGGGCTGGTGTTCACTGGCCCGAGTCTGCCGCCTGAGTCGTTTGAGCGGATGGTCACATTGACGATCAGCGCCAAACACGCATGGCGAATATGCGGATACCTGTCGGTGTGGGAAGCCAACGATGACTGGACCCGTGACGCCTATGAGGAGTTCCGAGCAGCACTAGAGGGAGAGCAATAAATGGCGTTTGTCTATGGATTAGTAATAGGGTTGATTCTTGCTCTCTCCTCCATTACGATTGCATTATGGCTTGACACAAAAGAACAGAAAACGAATACCCCATCGAAGTGTAAAAAGAGAAAAATAGGGTAGTACTAGGGATTAACAAAAATTAAGTTGATATACAGAGTACAGTGCACTATAATAGTTAGCAGTAGAGAAAAGGAGAGGGTGCTAATGTTGACTAAGTCTAAGTTTAAGCCTCAGACTCGGGGGACAGATAAGACTATGAAGGTTTCTGTAGCGATGTCTCCTGATATGTATGATCGTATTGGGCAGGCAATTGGTAGACAAGATCTTACACGTGCTGGCTGGATTCGGAGAGCCATTGAGGAATCACTTGAACGTAGTGAACGACGTACTAGTAAGTGTAGATAGTGAGTCAACTGATTCTTGTTCTAGTATGTACTAGTATCATTCTCAATGGGCTAGGGATACTACTTCTTACTCTTACTGTTCTTGGACAGAAAGATTCAGTTAGTGTCAAAAGAAGGATAGACAGAGAACAAAAAAGACTACTAAAAAACTTCCCAGTAGATAACTAGACATCTACTGGCCTTCGTAGCTCAATGGCTAGAGCAGGGGACTTTTAATCCCAAGGTTACAGGTTCGAGTCCTGTCGGAGGCACGATTGTAGGATGGTAACTACAATAAGAGTGCAGCTACATGACTAACCAATCTGATGCTGATCACACTCGAAGAAATGGCGAAAGTCGGCATACGAGACTTGACTGGTGGAGAGACATCATGACAAGGAGCCATCGTCTAATGGTTAGGACATGAGTTTTTCACACTCAAAATCGGAGTTCAATTCTCCGTGGCTCTACTAAGGAATACAGTGAGGGATCGTCCAATGGCAGGACAACGGACTTTGAATCCGTGAATCTAGGTTCGAGTCCTAGTCCCTCAGCCATTGCGAACGTAGACTCAACTACAAGGAGGGAAGATGCCCACACTCCGTAGTCACAAAAAGCTCAAAAAGCCTTGGCATGCTAGAGCTAAGAGACTAGACATCGAATACTCTCTGGGATACTATGCTACACAAGAGGAAGCCCTACAGGTAGAATTGGAGTTCAACAGTGAGATTCCAGGACGAAAAAATCAGTTTGCTTAGAGTAGAGATGACAAACAAAGCTAAACTAGAAAAGACTCTAGAAATAGTGGATGTCATTACTGAAGTAGTCAATGCTGCCTACAGAGTGGTCAACGACCATGATGTAGAAGATGCTTTTCTAATTTGTGGTAATCAATGTCTGCTTAAACTCGACGAGTCTTTGGACAAGCTTACAGCACTTGGCTGGGTAAGGTGAGTAGGTCTTCTCTGAATTCTTGTATACGGGGTGTTGTTTCCACTATGTCCAGCTTCACAAGGGGGAGAGATATGAATGAAGAACTCTATATTGTAATCCAACAACTAGCCAACGAGAGAGACCACCTTCGGGGTGCCTTAGAGCGAATTTCACGACAGTCAATGTCTGGTAACATGAGATCTGGGGCATCTCTTACAACTTGTTGGGGGATTGCACGAAATGCTCTAGACAACTTCCCAAGGACTGATGTTGGAAAGATTGAAAAGTTTTTTATTCGAAGCAAGTAGTAGTTATAATTCATTAAGTAAGCCCGGATGGCGGAATTGGCAGACGCACTAGGTTTAGGTCCTAGTATCTATAAGATGTGTGGGTTCAAATCCCACTCTGGGCACTGCTAACAGGGTCTATTGGACGGCACTCTAATCCCTGTTAGCACTAGCCCTAGTATCCCAATTGGCAGAGGATGGGGACTTAAAATCCCTTCAGTGTGGGTTCGAGTCCCACCTAGGGTACAGAAAAGGAGAACAATGAGCTTTAGTGAACAAAATGGTGACATCTTTAAGTCTGAAGGTTTAGATGCAATAGCCCATGGAGTCAATTGTAAAGGCCCTATGGGAGGCTTTGCTGGGCTAGTGAAGAGCAAGTACCCAGAAATGTCAAATCACTATAGGGAGCTTTGTAATAGGAGGTTACTTAAGCCAGGAAACATTTTTCACTGGCATGAAGAGGGAAGCCCCAATATTTACAATCTGGCTACACAAGAAAACCCAGGACCAGATGCAAAATATGAGTACATAGATGCTTCTATGAAGACAATGCTAAGTCATGCTGAAGCCCATGGAGTGAGGACAATTGGGATTCCCCAAATTGGTTGTGGGATTGGGGGACTTGAGTGGCCCAAGACAAGAGAACTCATCAGAAGTATCTCAGAAAAGTCTCCAGTACATGTAGTAGCGTTTTCATATGAAGAGCACCCAAAGAGTAGTAGAGACCAGGAAGAGCAAAGTGGAACTATCAACTTGTAAGTGTCAACACAAGAAAGAAGCACATATAAAGACTGGTACTTTACGATGTGGTGCCACCATCTATGTTACTAAAAACAATTTACGTCTAGACTACTCCTACCCATGCCCATGTATCCATTTTCGGGTTGACTTCTCTACAGATAGCTACGAGGATTAGAAGTGACAGTATCACAGTCACAAGCTAGATGGGCTGCCAAAACTGTACTTGAACTAACCAACACTGTTACAACCAATGCTCAGATCGATGCCTTTCTCAGTAACCCACAAGAGAGTAGTCGATGGATCAAGGCCATACTAGCTCAGTCAATACCACAAACAGGTAATACCACAAATGAAGTTTACTTGAAGGCTGTCTCCATACTACAACAATATGGAGTAGATACAAATATACGTACTCCATAACCCATGCCTCTGTAGCTCAGTGGAAGAGCAAATGGTTTCTACCCATTAGGTCGGGGGTTCGAATCCCTCCAGGGGTACTTTAGGGCGTATGGCGCAGTGGTAGCGCAGCTCCTTTACACGGAGAAGGTCGGGGGTTCGAATCCCTCTACGCCCACAAACAAAGAGTGTTTTACATCTAGGGACAAAACTTTCTATAAAAAGGGTTGATTTTTGTCTTCACTTCCACTATGCTCGTAAACAGTAGGAAACATAGCCCTTAGGAGGGTAGTAGATATGAACAAGACAGTGGACATCAAAAATCTTGGAGAGATCTCAATTGAAGATCTCCGTGAAAAGCTTGTTGCTTCGGGTGTTGAGTGGGCTCAAGAGCTTGCCCCCAAGTCCACCCGAATTGAAACTCGTAGGGCGTGGGAAGTTGAAGGACGAGAGGCTACCGATGAAGAGGTAGACCTTCTTGTGGATCTCCCCTTCGTTCTCGGGTCTTCTGTTACTCCAACTGAAGGACGAGAGTTAACTCAGGACGAAGTAGATGACGTCGTTTACGAGTTGACTTCTGTCAATAAGGCTAAGGACATGTTGGAGGGTCGTGTTTCTCGAATTCGAAAGACGGTCTTCGAGTCGCTTACCTTCCTTGCCAACGAAGAGAAGCTTTCTGACCCAGAGTTTCAGCCTGGAGTCCTTATCTCAGAGAAGCATGGTATCAAGCTCTCTCGTGAGATCTCAGGTGGTAAGCCCTATGTGGATCTGGAGTTGTCTCGTGAAGTCTTGGGTGACCGTTTTGACTCTATCGTTAACCGTATTGAGTCCATCAGGATTACATACGGGCCAGATGGGTCTTCCTTGACTGAAGAGACGAACGTTGAATACGAGATCAACGAGGTTGCTCTTGAGACTATGGTCACTCTTGAAAAGATTTCTTTTGATGAGCTTCAGAAGATCACAAAGCTCACTAAGCGTACTGCTCGCTTCTCCCCCCGGAAGATCTAGTTGGTAGTCTTTTCTGAGCTTGAGCCTAGGTTTACCCAATCTATGGCAGCAGCATTTTTTGATCTTACTCCAGCTGCCCTTAGAGCTAAGGAACAAGACGGACAGTTTGTTTCTGTAGACAAGGATGATCTAACACCAACTAGGGGGATAGACGATAAGCCTAGTAAAGGACATAAACATCGGAGATATTCTCTCTATGACATCCGTAGGCTGGCTCATGCTTTCAGAGCTCAAGGGAAGATGTCGGATAAGCAACTTAAACTTATCATTATGAGGCTAGACTCTTTCTCAGAACCAATTTTCAAGAGTAAGAGAAAGAACTACTACAGAGACTATAGGAGTCCAAGTGAACGGGAAGCATATAACCTTTACAGGAGCACACGGAACGGGGAAAACGACCCTCCAAATGAAGTCAATGGACCTACTGGTTGGTGTAGAGAAGGATGACCTGGGACGTGGGGTTACACGTAGGGTTTTAGAGACAGTCCAGAATGACTACTTGGAAGACTTTAAGTCACGAGATGAGTTTGAACTCTCCTGTGTATTTATGAGGAGACTCCAAGCCCTCTCGGTGGACCCAGAAACGTTTATTGTTTCAGACCGTTGGGCCCTTGATGAATTAGCTTATTGTATGGTGAAGATGAAGATGAAGGAAGAGTCTCTACAAGAGAGTCAAATCTTGGGTCTGGATGGGAAGCCAATCTTTACTCAAGCTCATGGAGAACTGATGATGACTCAGGCTAGCTTTCAGACGATCCTGAACCAAGTAGCCATTGAGAAGGACTTCTGGGACTACATCTACTATACTCCGATCTACAAGTCAGAAGAGATTGTAGAGGATGGGATTCGTCCCAAAGATCGTCTCTATCAGAGGGAAGTGGACTTGGCTCTCCATAGACTAATCGATCAACTACAACTCCCAGTCATTACTGTCCCGGAAAAGTTTGAGGATTCTTTTAGTTTTCTCGAGGAGGAGAGTGTCAAGTGGATGAAGTAGTAGAGTTCACACGTGGACAACAAGTTACAGTCAAGGGTACTACTAGTTCACGTTGGGTATTTGCCTACGCCAACTATCGTAGAAGTGGAGAACTTGACTCTTATACAGTCATAGGGGGTAGTGTTCATGGACAGAAAGAGACTAAGGAGTTCAGATCCTTTGCCCCAGAAAGGGTACACCCAGTAGAGAAGGTGCTAACAACAGCCCCACGTAAAAATGGACGAAGAGTGAACGAAGAAGCTACAGATGGTGAGGACTAACCCTAAGATTGTTACACGCCCTCTTCAGAGAACAGAGGTACAGTCCTTCGTGGAGTGCATTTCAGGAAACAAAGAAATACTTAGGATGGCTAAGGCTAAGTGTAACTCAAAACTCCCAACCATCATTACAGCCTACTATAGAGATGAGCCTACACAGTTTGCAACCTGGGGGTTCAAGAGTCGTAGAACCACACAGACTAGTGAAGTGTTCTGGCTAGGTGGCCATGACTATGACTTGTTGAGTGCTGCCTTACAAAACTGTATGTATGTCTCTATGCTAGAGGGACGTAAGAGAGTAGAGTGTTTCAATGAACAAGAGGCTTCACATCAAGATGCAGAACTAGTACTCGGGGACATGTGGATTAGAGAAGGGCATTGCCCAGAATATTCGAATAGTTTATCAGACGTCAATATCTATAGTCATCTTTGGGTTACTGATGGAGTACCAAAGACCAGAGATGGTGTTGAGTATCAGTGTATTGTGAATAGACAAGTTTGTTACTACAGAGATAAGAACATAGAGACCTACAAGGACGATGAACTCAAACCACAGATTATTGATCTAGTCTCTAAGCTCTTAGATAATTCGGGCCCCTATGATCTCAACATACAATACCTCCCAGACTGGCATGGAAACGAACTAAAGTCTAGTGTCTAGCGTACGTCTGGCATCTCTCAGTGACATAGAGTCAGTCCAAAGAGTCTTCAATGCCAGGACCAGTGTTAAGTTAGTCGGTACTTGGACCCATGCTACTGAGATTACCAACAGAGTCTCCAAATCAAAGACCTTAGCCTATGAATGTGATGGAGAAATCGTTGGAGCTTCTGAGATTGGGTACAGTAACCCCAATCGTATGAAGATGGACTTGGTTGCTGTCAATCAAGAGTACCGTAGACAAAGAATTGCTAGTACCCTCTATGCCACCTGGGCACTACTTGGAGCATGTAGAGGCAGTTTGCTACAAGTAGACACAGTTGTAGATACGAACCCTCTTATGGAGTACTTTCTTCCCTCTATGGGCTTTGAGAAAACAGCAGTACTTCGATCTAGGGTTCGTAGACATCATAGTATTCATCTTTGGTATGGGAAGATTAGTACAGAGAGACTAGAACAACTTGTACAAAAGATTCCAAAGTGTAATACCCTAGACTCCTCTGTACAAGAACTGTCTAATTCAGAAAAGTTCCAACAGAATTATCAACTAACGATAAAGCTGCTACATGATCGAGGTTGGGACAAACGGAGAGAAGAAGTACAGAGTGCTTATAGATTTGCTAGAAACTACTTGCAACTAGAACATATACTTTAGTAGTAAGGACTAGAAGAGACAACAGGATAACCAGTAATGAACAGGAGATCACTAGTAAGATGAACTACCCACTGTTGTATCTGGCACCCCCAAGGCCACAGTTGTCTAACTCTAAGTTTGGGTATGCCTTAGCCCATGAGTGTACTGACACAAAGACAATCACTGAGTACAGACACAAACATCGAGTAATACTTGACAACGGGGCCAATGAGCTGACTGAGGGTATGGGTGGGGAGTACTTAGCTTGGCTAAGTGGAATGATTGAACCAGAATTTACTATTCTGCCTGATACACTTCACAATGCATCTAAGACACTAGAAGATGGGTTTCGTTTCCTAGAGAGTATGGAGAAGGCTCCAGAACCCCCTAAGTGGATTGCAGTGGCTCAAGGTAAGGATCTAGATGATTTCCTACTTTGCTTTGAAACCTGGCTTTCAGATGATCGGATCTCACGAGTCGGGATCCCCTATGATGTACAGTTCTCTGGTACGAGTGAAGTAGTCTATGAAGACCCTTGGGCTAACAGATTAAATCTAGTAAACTTTCTAACTCGTGTCTATGAGATTCCTTCAAGAAAGTTTCACTTTTTAGGGTCATGGGAGATCTTAGAACTATTCCGTATTATGAGAGAGCCTTCACTCTCTAGGGTTAGGAAGACTATTGGGTCTTATGATACTACAGCTCCCTACTCTGGGGGTTTTGTAGGTAGAGCTTTTCATGCTGGAGATGAGATTCACTTTAATGGACTTAAGGACTGGCCTGGGATGGACTTCAATAAGTACTTAGAGTTTGAGTACTTAGAGTGGAATATTGCTTGTTGTTTGACTGCTGCTAAGACCTCACGTGCCCTTTGGGACTTGTACATGGATAAGAGTGAGGCCGAAAGACTCTGGCCACACTTTAAACACTACTATGATGAGGAGGACATAGATGCAGGACGAACCTGGGACCCTTCTAATCCTTGATGGACACAACATTGCAATTAGAGCTTATCATGCACTAAGTAAGTACGGGCTCTCTACAACAGAAGGGGTAGGCACTTGGGGAGTCTACGGGTTCTTAAGTACTCTAGTACACTTTGTTAATAGGTATGACCCAACAGATGTAGTAGTAACATTTGACTGGGGACGAAGTGAAGAGAGACTAAAACTAGTCCCAGACTATAAAGGGAACAGAGATTCGTATAAGAAGGAGGAGGACAAGAAGAAAAGACAGGAAGCCCGAGATCAGCTTGAGATAACTGTTAGGTTTCTTGAAGTCTTAGGGATTGCAGTTTGTAGAGAACCCAATGTAGAAGCTGATGATATCATAGCTAAGATTGCCAAGGCCTATGATGGGAAAATAGTAATTGTTACAGCTGATCATGATCTCAGACAACTTATCAATGCCAATACCATTGTTGTTAAACCCTCCATTGGGCAAGTTGAAGAAGATGTGTATGATGTATCAAGAATCATCCGAACGTATGGGGTCTCTCCAGAAAGACTCCCAGAGATTTGGGCATTGACTGGGGACACTTCAGATAATGTCAAGGGTGTCCCGGGTATTGGGGATAAGACAGCAATCTCACTTATACAGAAGTACGGAAGCCTTTCTAGAGTAATGGAGAGTAACGAAAAGAAGATCCAAGGACACCATAATCTAGTTGACATAGCCTATAAGGTTATCTATCTGGACGGATCTTTTGCTACAATCCCAATCCCAGATACAAGATTTAAGCCAGTACAGCCGGGAGAGTTTGGAGCTGATGTTCTACTCTCGTTGTTCGAAGAGTATGACTTTCACTCAACGAAGGTAAAGTGGATTACGGGTACACTCTGGAAGGGGAACTCATTGACTGGGATTGGACGTTCACTGAATGCTTAACTATAGTAGAGATAATGGAGAAGTAGAGTGAAGACTACAAAGCTTGAAGAAACACTAGAGCTGGTAAAGAAGTCGATCGATCGTGGGAGTGGGTTAAGTGAAGAAGAGTTTGAGAGGGTAGCCATTAGTCTCTACGAACTTCATGCTCGGGACAACCCTAGCTATGTAGGGCTAGACAAGCCTGTTAGTACTTGGACTGAGATTCCCCTTCTCCCAATTAGTAAGTTTAAGACAGACAGAGTTCAGCTACAAATAGAGACTGAACTACCCTTCCCAGGTGTAGAGTTTAGATCTTCGGGTACTACCCAATCTAGTAAGTCTAGGCATCTAATGAGGGATACTGAGATGTACAAGTTCAGTATTGCCAAGTCTTTCCCTGAGCTGGTCTTAGGAGAAGATACCTGGGTACCCTGGATCAACTTTCTAGCCGTCTCTCCAGTACTAGAGAGTAGCTCCCTCTACTACATGATGGAGTATCTAGCTGACTCTTTTCATGGGAAGATCTATAATGGGTCCTTATTAGACAAGGTGAGTGTGTACGACTTCCTGATTGGACTACTCCCTGACAGTAAACATGAACAAGAGATCACTACTCCTGTAGTTCTACTGTCTACTAGTCTAGCCTACTATGATCTGACTAAGGCCTACGAAAAGATAGAGTCATCGTTCCCTGAAGGAGTTGTACTACCACTTGGGTCTGGAGTCATTGAGACGGGAGGGTGGAAGGGTCGAAGTGTTGATATGTCTTCAGCTACTCTAAGTTTGAAACTATGTGGGATGTTTGGACTCTCTAAGGTAATGAGAGAGTATTCGATGTCTGAACTCTCTAGCCAAATGTATGCTGAACTTAGTCTTCCACACCTAACCTGGGCCTCCAGAGAGAATCAGAAGGAAGTAGCAGAGTATTTCTCGATGCCCTGGCTCAAGTATCGAGTACTAGATCCAATTTCTATGAAGGATGTCCCTCCAGGAGAGTCTGGAGTAGTTGCTTTCTATGATTTGGCCAATGTGTGGTCATGTCCCTTTATACTTACAGAGGACCAGGGTAGAATTGGGCCACGTGGAGGCTTAGTTTTAGAGGGACGAGTAGCAGATTCTGATGAGAAGGGATGTAGTTTAACTTATGTTGAGTCAGTATATTCTGGAGCCAACTGATCGAGTTGCAGAAGCATGTAGTAAGGTTGGGCGTTTTCTAGAAGATGACTACACAATGGCTATGTCGTCAAGTGACATATCTATAGCCTATAGTGAACAGATCCCTTCTACGCCTAACTCTGATCGTAAGATAGTCATTGTTGGGGCACAGTCAGTTCCAATGGCTACAGCTAAAAGTGCTTTTCTAGCACAAACGTTAGCTAAGCCAGAGAAGTTGACTATTAAAGCCCCTTCCCCAGATGAGTCTCTTCTCATACGTGAGAGCTTAGAGGCTAACAAGGACAAAAGCCATACTGAGTACTATGTATATGAGAACAGGTCAGAGGAGTTAGCCTCCAATGCAGCATGGTTAACTGATCTAGAAGAGGCTACTGATATTGTTGTCTTTGGGGGACAAGAGACAGTTTCCTTCTTTGAAAAGTCTAACCTACAGGACACTAGACTACATCTTCATGGCCCCAAGTTCAGTCTAGGCTTTGTCACAGCTGATCTACTACAAGATGAAGACTATTTAGATGCCATGATAGGGGACTTTCTCTCTTACTATGGAGAAGGTTGTCTCTCTCCCAAGTTCTATACAATTGTAGGTAGTCTAGATGAAGATCAGTTGTACTATCTCAAGGATTCAGTGGAGTCAGAGTCTGATTTGATTGAAGAGTTCCGATCCAAACTCCCCCTTTCGAAGAAGTCTATCGTTGTACAACAGTTCACATACAGTACATTCCTATCTCCACACATTAGGACCTCCAACTTCTCTACTCCAGAATTCCTAAGCTCATTGTTTGGGGACCTTAGACTAGTTCAGATCAATGACCCAGATTCGTTAGAGTCACTTGTACTCTCTTACAAGGATAGTATTAGTACTATTGCTGTAGAAGAGGATGATCTGGGAGATGTAGTAGCAGGCTGGGATGTTGATGTCCCCAGATATTGTGATGTTGGGTCAATGCAATTCCCATACTTCTATGAGAAGTTTGATACGGTGGATGATTTCGAAATCTATGGAGGGACTAATGAGGCTTGAAACCAAGAACAGCCCAGTTAGTGGACAAGTAAGAATTAGCTGTGAGAAAGCAAATGCTTCTCGTTACCTTGCTAAGACGAACCCACACCCCTATGGGTTAGAGGTTAGGGGGGCAGAGGGAGACTACTTACTGCTACATGATAGAGGGGAGGACTATCAGATGTATGATATGTCTTGTGGTATCTCTGTCAACAACTTAGGACACAGACATCGAAAGATTACAGAAGCTACTCAAAGTGTAGAGAGCAAGTATGCACATCTAATGGTGTATGGAGAGTTTGAAATACGTGAACAGACAGAGTATGCTATAGAGCTAGCTCAATCTCTTACTAGTGTTATTGAGTGTACACGGGATGACTATTTACAAGTTTGGTTTACCACTTCTGGTACTGAAGCTAATGAACTAGCTATGAAGTTGTCGATGTTGTATACTGGAAGAGACAGCTTCTATTCAGTAAGAGGAGGGTTCCATGGACGAACTTTAGGGAGTCTTGCTCTTACCACCCGCAATAACTATCGTAAGCCCTTTATGCCGCTCGTAAACGAGAACAATTTTGTTGCTTTCGATGAACTGAAATTGAGTGAGTTGTGGGAGAGCAGTCCCCCAGCTGGGGTAGTTCTCGAACTTATTCGTGGGGAGGATGGAGTCCGAGAGATCGATACACAAGGACTAGCAACCATACAAGACTACTGTAATAAACATAAGTCTTTGATGATTGTTGATGAAGTTCAAACAGGTTTCGGGAGAACTGGAAAGTTGTGGGCTAGTCAACACTATGATATAAAACCCGATATCGTTTGTCTGGGTAAGGCAGCTGGTGGGGGTTACCCTCTAGGGGCTGTAGTGGCTAGAAAGAGTATCTTTGACTCTATTGCTGAGAAGAATCCCTTCACACATCTTAGTACTTTTGGGGGTAATCCAATTGCTTGTGCTGCTGGAAGAGTGATGCTTAGAGAGGTAAGTAGGGTAGAGTTACTAGAAAACGTTAAAAATATTGAAGAACAGGCCTATAAGGTCTTCCAAGGGGAGAAAGTACTTTCCCTACGTGGTAAGGGGGCTATGCTTGGACTTGAAATTAATACAGAGAAGACAGGACCCATTGACGAAGTGATTCAAAGAATTTGGGATAATGGAGTATTCGTGGGTAGAGTTCTTCACGATAATCGAACAATCCGACTCTATCCTCCACTAAACTCGAAGAATACACTTACAGCATTCAATACAGTTGTACGATCACTATAGGAGTAGAATGAATATCATTAGTAAGGAAGTAGAGTTTGATGCCGGACACAGAGTACCCACTCATGGCTCTAAGTGTAGGAGCCCACATGGACATCGTTATCGAGTAAGAGTTTCTTGTGTAGGGGAGATCATTGAGGACACCTCCCGTCCAGATGCTGGTATGCTAGTAGATTTTGGGGACCTCAAGAAACTTATGACAGAGTTAGTCCATGACCCCCTTGACCATGCTATGGTCATCTGGGAGAACGACCTTATTCTACAGTTAGCCATGGGAGAAGATACATCATGGAAGACATATACCTTCCCCTACATCCCCACAGCAGAGAATATGGCCAGATGGGCTTGGGACCAATTAGAGAATGCCATCAATACACGCTTCCAAGACGATTTGTCTCTTTACGAAGTAGCGATTTGGGAGACTCCGACCTCAGTAGCTTACTTCAGGAAGGGAGACAAGTAATGGCAGACCTCACAGTTAGTGAGATTTTTGGCCCCACAGTACAAGGAGAGGGACCCTCTGCTGGACGTAGATGTGGGTTTGTTCGAGTAGGGCTTTGTAACCTGAATTGTTCTTGGTGTGACACTCCGTATACTTGGGATTGGAAGGGAGAGAACGGGAAGAAGTACTATCGTGAAGAAGAGCTTTCTAAGATGACGATCTTAGATGTTGTACGTAGAGTCTCTTCTATGAATGTACCCAGGGTTGTAGTCTCTGGCGGGGAGCCCCTAGTACAAGCTATTGGATTACAAAGTCTAGTAGCAGCTCTAGTAGAGAAGGGGCTAGTAGTAGAGATTGAGACAAACGGGACACATCAACCCAATGATGTTCTCCTGGGACTAGTTTCGAACTGGAATGTTTCTCCCAAGCTCAGTCACTCTGGAGTCCCCCGTGAAAAAGCTTGGAAGCCTGAAGTACTACGTAACTATGTTGAGAAGATTCAAGAATATCAATCTCTAGCCTTTAAGTTCGTAGTACAGCAAAACAGTGACTTTGATGAAATTGAGAAGTTGAGGGATCTTACAGATATCCCATCTAAGTATATTTGGATTATGCCTGAAGGGAGAACCCCACAAGAGTTGGAGTCTAGACTTCCAGCTATTTCTGAGAAGGCGATCAACCGTGGGTACAATATTACTAACAGACTTCATGTGGAGATCTGGGGAGACAAGAGAGGCGTATAGTGAGTGAGTTTACTGATTTTCAGACAGCAGTCTATAAGATGTTGGATGCCATCCCTGGAGAAGATGCAACTAGATCTGGACTAAGTGACACCCCAGAAAGAGTAGCCAAGATGTTCCTAAGTGAGCTTACCCTTGGCTACAGTCAGAATGCCAATGACATCATTGGACGTGCTGTCTTTGAAGATAACTCTGATGAAATGGTAGTAGTTAAGAACATCCCTTTCTATAGTCTATGTGAACACCACATGGTTCCATTCTTTGGAGAGGCAACTATTGGGTATATCCCCTTAGGTGGAAGGGTCCTTGGGCTATCGAAGTTTGCTCGAATTGTTGATGTGTATGCTCGTAGACTACAGATCCAAGAGAAACTTACAGGACAAGTAGCTGACTCTCTCTTTGGTGGGAGACTTGCCCCAGAAGGTGTAGGGGTACACATTGAAGCTGAACATCTCTGTATGGCGATGAGAGGAGCACGTAAGCCTGGCTCCACTACCACTACCTCAGCCCTCCGTGGCTCTTTCCGTAATGACTCAGAAGTGAGGTCAGAGTGGTTGAGTCTCGTCCGGTAACGTCATCCAGGAGTAGATATTTTGTGCCGAATGGGTCGACAGTTTCAGTGGCCAACCCCAGTCAGCTAATTGGGAATGCCATCTCCATAGTTCCCCAATCACAGATCCAACCCAACAGTATTGACTTAACTGTTAACAAAGTCTATGAGATTAGAGGTACATTGGCACTCTTTAAGGAGAGCCATAGAAGGCAACTCCCGGAGTATTTTTCGGTCCATCCCTTTACGATCGAGTACCCAGAAGGCCCATCTAAGATGTTTGTCCTGGAGCCAGGTAAGAGATACCAAGTAGAGTTTGCTGAAAAGCTTACAATTCCAGAAGATCTTTGTGGTATTACACTAGTACGTAGTACGATGGCTAAGTCAGGTTGTTCTGGGGAGAATGGACTTTTCGATAGTGGCTATACTGGGCCTTGTGGGATGATGATCTCAGTACAAGACAACTGTTATGTAGAAGAAGGGGCAGCAATTGCTCAGATGATATTTTTAGGAGCTAGTAGTCATAAACTCTATGACGGATTCTACCAAGATACTAGTTCGCCTATGGAATGGAGATAGAGTAGTGAGTGAGAGTAAGTCTTTAGCCCAAACGGGTAGTGTAATGTTTGAGAGAAATATTGCCATCAAGGCTTCTAAGGAGGAGGAGGTAGGTGTTTCTACCTTCCTTCATTCTTTCCGTGGCTTTGTATGTGGACTTGATGATAATTGGTTACAGATTTGTGGGGAAGAGACTAGTAAGTCCACCACAAAGACTCCAACCTGGGATCTGATCTTGATCAATCGTCAAAGTATTGTATCTGTCTTCTCTACTGGACGGAACATAGAGTCAGTTGACCCTAAGTCCAGAGAGTTTGTACAGAGAAAGATCAGTACTTTTGTATCAGTAAGTAAGACTTTTCAGGATAAGAATCGTACTCGTTAGGGAGGGTGTAGTGGAGAGAAAACAACTTGATGGTCCCCTTAGAGATTTCGATACGGGTAACTACAATGATGTTGAGTTTATCCCCAAAGAAGTTACCCCAAAACTAGTAGAAGAGACAGTAGAAGAGACAGTAGTAGAGAAGCCCCAGAAGGAGGTAGTGGTAGATCTGCCTACTGCTACTGGTAGAGAGTTACTTCTCTACTTCATGAAGAGATTCAAGGAGTCTCATGGGTATGACTACAAAACAGACTGGGTCAAAGAAGTAGCAATTCTAGATAGCTTCCGTTCTAGGTATGGCCCAGATGCTGGCCCTATGGTGGCTATTTTGTTTGACAAACATCAGGGTAAGCTAACAAGTGGGATTGTTACAGTAACTGCCTTCTCTAAGGGAGCTAAGTGGATCCAAGACTCCCTCTATATTGACTTACAAGAGGCTAAGAAGGTAGAACGAGTAGAGAACAATGTGGAAGGGTTGATGAGTTCCAGTGACTTCAGGCGAACGTTTAACGTGGCAATTTGAATACCGTGATTTAAAGACTCAGTTTATCTCTGACGAAACCAGTGATTATCTTTCACGTAAGGTCCCCCAGTATGATGAGATTGTCAAGAGGGGTTGCCCCACCTGTAACGGTGATGAACCCACCTGTGATTGTAAGTCTCAACTTCAACTGTATAAGCATTACTTAGCAGCTGGGATTGGACTTTCGTATCAAAGGCTTGACTGGGGAGACTATCATGGAGACCAAGAAGCTCTAGAGACTGCCATCGTCTATCTTCAAAGACACAAAGAAATGATCCGATCTGGGTTTGGACTCCTTCTCTACGGTGACTACGGAACAGGAAAGACACTCCTATCAGTACTAGTAGCCAAAGAACTTGTAAAACTAGGCTATAAGGTCTATTTTGCTACCTTTTCACAGATGGTAGATGAGTTTACTAGAGGCTGGGGAAGTAATGACGAAAAGATACGTTTCGAAACGAAGGTTGTTAAGAGTGATGTCTTCTTCTTAGACGATATCGGGAAAGAGTTCCGTACCAAGACAAACTTGTCAGAGTCTACTTTTGATCATGTAATGAGACAGAGAGCTTTAGACTCGAGGCCTACGTTCTTAACTACCAATATGAACCTAGGAGAGCTAAAGTCTGGCTACGGGTCAGCCATCTTCAGTCTCTTGACAGAAAGAATGATTGATCATCATGTGGTAGGGAATGACTATCGTCCAGTGGCTCGAGAAAGAGCATTGAGTGAAATTAGTAAGAGTATTAGGAGAGGGATCTACTAGTGAACCTAGAACACTCGTTTGTCAATCACTTTGTCAAGATAGAGTCAGTATCTAAGTTCTGGGACTTAGGAGTCCGTAGTTCGCACTTTTTCGATGAAGGAGTCAAAGAGCTATTTGACTACACTCTAGACTACTACACCAAGTCAGAGCTGACTAAGACAGTCACAAGAGATCTCCTAGAAGAGAAGTTCCCAGACTGGTTTGAGAATAACGAATGGCCTGAGGAAGAGTATCTCCCAGAGATGCTTGTAACTGATCTAGTTAAGAAGTACCAGAGGGTACGAGTACAAGAAGTTCTTTTAGAGTCAGCTTCAAAGCTGGAAGATCAGCCAGATACTGCTATTAAGACTACACTGGAGAAACTTCGTACTATCCAGGGGGATACCAGTACAAGAGAGAGACTGGAAGTTTATGGAGAGGGCTTCAATCGTAGAATCACACAATATGTTGATGACTCTCTTGATAAGATGCAGTCTCTCAGGTCACGAGGGTCTTACTTTGGTTGGCCCGAAGTGGACGATCACATGTATGGGATCCAGAAGTCAGAGCTGGCTGTCATCATTGGGTGGACTAATATTGGTAAGTCTTGGGTAGGTGCTAAGATTGCAGTCGAAGCTGCTAGGAAAGGTACTAAGGTCTACTTTGCCTCTCTAGAGCTAAGTAAGTCTCTTACACTAATGAGACTAGACTGTCTAGTATCTGGAGTACCCTATGCTAGATATGAAAGAGGACAACTTACTCCAGAAGAGATTGAAATGCTTAAGAGGGCTCGTAGTGAAGTAGAAGAATTTGGTGAATTCCTAATGATTGACACTCCCAAGTCCAGAGAAGAGAGAACAGTAGTGGAGCTCTACTCTAGAGCCAAACAGTGGGGGGCTGAATTACTTGTAGGTGACCAGTTGAGTTGGTTGACCACTACCAAGAATTATGGGGCAAATGCCAACTTCCAGAGCCTAGAGATGTCAGAAGTCATCAACGATGTAGCCTCACTTACACGTGAGATGAATATTGCTAGTGTTTGGCTAGCTCAATTCAACAGAGAGTCTATGAAGACTAAGAGTGGACGTGGGGGCCTAGAACACATTGGCCTCTCTTCACAAGTTGAACAGATTGTTGACTGGGCTTTTGGAATCTCAGCAACTAATGAAATGAAACAACAAGAAGCTTTAGTACTTGACATCTTAAAGTCTAGAAGGTCTAACTTGAAGACCTGGCTAATGGACTTCCAATTGAAGAATCAAACGAGTTTAACAGTTGCCAGAGAGTATCTAGATGACTAATACACAAGACCTCCTTCGAGAATTAAGTCAGACCCTAGATGCTGAAAGTCTCTTAAGGGATCTATGTGGGGTGGGAGAGATATACGAGATTGGTGAAGAACTAAGTCATTCGTGTAAACTCCCATTTGGCCTTCATAAGAACGGAGATCAAAACCCTTCAGCTTCTCTGAACAGAGAAACACTTCTCTTTAACTGCTTTACTTGTGGGGGCGGTTCACTTTTCTGGCTAGTAGAGAATGTTCTAGACATCTCTTTTAATCAAGCAATACAGAGAGTCCGTGACTATACAGTTGTAGATTCAGCTAGCTATGAAAAGTTCATCGATAGACTGAAAAATCGTCTAAGGGGTGATGTACCTGTTGGCAGAGTAGATATCCCAGTCTATTCTGATAAGATTATCGAACAGTGGATTGGGATCTCATCTTATCTTCTCAAACGTGGGGTTTCACATCAAGTACAAGAAGAAATGAAGATTGGAACGAACGAATCGATTGAAGAGTGGGTACGTGAAGGAGACCGATACCAAAAACTAATACTTAGTCGAGTTGTTATTCCACATTACTATCGTGAGAAGTTAGTAGGTTGGCAAGGGAGAAAGCTCTCTTCTGATCCAAGACCTCCTAAGTATAAGAACTCTAAGGGGTTTCCCAAAGCTTGGACACTCTACAACTTCGACAATCTAGACTCCAAAGAAGAGTTGATCGTAGTAGAGTCCCCGATGTCTGTACTAAAGCTTAAAAGCCTGGGTTACACTAATGTAGTCTCTACATTTGGTGCTAGCATTTCTGACTACCAAATTAGTCTACTAGGGTCTTTTGGAAACGTATGTATCTGGATGGATGGAGATCATGCTGGACGTAGGGCAACATCTAGACTTGTTTCTAAGCTAAATAAGACGAACAATCTCTCAATCATAGACATTGAGGGAGAGGATCCAGCTAGTGTACCATCTCCAGAAGAGTGCTTCTCCAAAGATCGAAAGAACATCCTCGAATGGAAGCTAAGCCCAAAAGGGTACCTGGGTCAACCTACTCGTCAGAACTAGGACTAGTCCTACGAAAGAGAGAGTACATAGTTGATGTTGACAAACACTATGAAGCTCTGGGTCTAGATCCCAATAAAAAAAATTGGGGCAAACATGAGATTAAAGAACAATTTCGTAGGATGTTACGCTCTACAGAGGACCCCCGAAGACTGATTGAAGCTTACAAAGTACTTTCTTCAACTCAAAGGGCAGAGTACGACCTATTGACTAAGTCCATTGAGAGACTTCTAGAGGAAGTGATACAGGGCAGAAGAGTGGCCAAGAAAACAGAGAAGACAGTGGACCCCCAAAACTATGCTTACTTTGTAGATGAGCAAACAAAAGAAGACTATGAACTAGCCAAACAGTGGATGTCTAACGTAGCCACCTATTATTATCGTAGGGGCATCAGCAAAAGTGTACGAGTAGTTTTAAGTGATCACTTCGAACAAGTAATCTACCCCTGGGGAGAGCTTATCTATGTGGATACACATTATAAGCCGGACCTGGAAGTTCTTGTCTACCATCTTATGAAAGACTCTAGTGATATGTGGTACTTAGACTTTTGTAAGATTGTCAGAAGTTATGACGAACAAGACTCTAAAATATAGATGTAAGCTAAAAGGCATGCAATGAAGAAGGAGAGACCATAGTGTCGTTCAGGAAGGGCCGTGAGGCCATCGTAGAGTCAGTTGCTAAGGGTCAGGGTGGAAACAACTTCCCCGAGACCCATTGGGTGTCATGGAAGGCAGGAGAAACTAAGGTTCTCCGCTTCTTGACAGATATTGATGATGTACTTGTTGTCTCTATGCATAGTATGGTAGATACACATGACGGTAAGAAGGCCAACTTTGTTTGTCGTACCGTTTTTGATGACCCTTGTGAGTTGTGCCAAAAGGATGTTTATAAGCGTGATTCTGGTTATGGGGTTGCTGTTGTACGTCAGCCTGTCTATGAAGATGGTAAGATCGTTGGCTATGAGGACCAAGTACTTGAGTACGACGAAGAGACCCCCAACGGTATTGTCCGAAAGAAGAAGCCTGTTGTTGGCATTGTCAACCAGGCCATGAGGAACTTCTGGAACACTGTTGCACTTGTTCATGAGAAGTATGGAGATCTTCGTACTTTTGATATTGAGATCGCTCGTCAAGGTGGGGGTACGGATACAACCTACATTCCCTTCCCTCTCCCTCCGAAGACGATCGAAAACATGGAGGAGCGTTACAAGGACTTCACTCCAGATCTTGAGGGTTTCCTTACTCGTATCGGTAGCCAGGCATACTATGACAATCGTCTCCACGGTATCCAGGCTGAGAAGAAAGATGAAGTCGGTAACTTCAACTCTGGGGTTGGGCAGAGCTACAACTCTCCGCCTGTAGTTACTACTCCCACAGTGTCGGGTGATTACCTTGAAGAACAGACTACAGCTGATCGTCTTCGGGCTAAGCTTGAGTCAAATCCCTACGGCTAGTGCTACATCACCTTATCCTGTCAACGTGGATAGGTGAACAGCCGAGTACTTCCAACTATGTCCATAAGACACTTGGACTTTTGACGGATTCCCCTCATGTTACCACAGAATTAGTCTACAGTGGGATTGAAAACATAATCATTCTCACTGTAGGCTTCTTCTGGGGGAAGAGGGCACTCAGGCGTCAACATCAGATCCTCGATGCAGAACATGGCATTGAACACCCAGAAACCTGAACTATACTAGCAGTAACTAAGTAGGAGACTTAATGGGAGAAGACCTTGTTCATCTTCATGTTCATACTGAACATAGCTTTCTAGATGGACATTCAACTGTAGAAGACCTGGTAGAGAGAGTTACTACCCTTGGGCAATCATCAGTTGCCATTACAGACCATGGAGAGTGTTCTGGACATCTGAAGTTACAAAGAGTCGCTGACAAAGCCGGGATTAAGCCAATCTTTGGACTTGAAGGCTACTTTTGTGATGATCGTACAGAGAGAGTTGGTAAGAAGGGTGAGTTCTATGATCACATGACGGTCATAGCTCGTAACGATGTAGGGTTGAAGAATCTTTGGGCTTTGTCTAGTAGAGCTTGGATTGAAGGCACTTACTACGGAGACCCCCGATTTGATTGGGAGCTACTCAAACAATACTCTGAGGGTCTCACTGTCACTGGTGGTTGTATGGGTGGCTGTGTTGGGAAGTTCCTCAATCAAGAGGGTAAGCAACACTCATTTGAGAAGGCTTACGAGAGGATCTCCCGTTTACAAGACATCTTCAAGGACAACTTCTATCTTGAGATTCACTCGTATGTTTCTGAGGATAGTAACAAGTGGAATGAACAAGTAGTAAGAGCTGCCAAAGATTTCTCTGTCCCACTACTAACTGTAAGTGACTCTCACTACACTAACCCCGACGATTGGTTTGCCCATGAACTGATGACAGCTATCCAAATGGGAAAAACGATTCATGACCCAGATCGTTTCTCATACGGACCCAACCAACTTTGTATCTTCTCTGAGACAGAAATGAGAGAAAGACTCTCCTACCTTCCAGAAGGAGTAGTTTCAGAAGCAGTACAGAATACCAAACTACTAGCTGACAGTTGTGATGCTAAGATCTCAGAAGCTCGAAAGATGCCTGTATTCTTTGCTTCCCCAGAACAAGATGAGAGGAAGCTTGTTCAGGCTGTCAACGAAGGTTTCGAGAGAAAGATTGTTGGGAACGTATCAGATGAGATGCTGCCAGAGTATCGTGAACGTCTGGACTATGAACAAAGTATTATCATTGATAAGGGCTTTCCTGGATACTTCCATACAGTAGCTGACATCATCACTTGGAGTAAGGACCAGGGTTATCTGATTGGCCCCTCCAGAGGGTCAGCTGGGGGTTCTCTATTGGCTTACTGTATGGACATTACAGAGGTAGACCCTATTAGATCGGATCTACTCTTTGAAAGGTTCTTGGATCCAGAGAGAGCTACAATGCCTGACATTGATATCGACTTCCCTCGGAGGGAGAGACAGTTAGTTCGAGAACATCTTGAAGAACAGTATGGCCAGTACAACATTGCCTCTATCGGTACTTTGAATACTTTGGGAGTTAAGCAAACCCTCAGAGACCTTTGTCGAGGTCTTGACATTAGTCGTACTGATACTGATAGTATTTGTGATATCATTGAGGATAACTGGAATATTGTAGACCGTGGAGCTGGACACTATGGGTGGGATAAAGTCTATAGTGCTTATAGGGATGAACTTGCTCCATGGAAGGTGAAGTACCCTCTCTTGTTTGAGATGATGCCTAAGTTCCTTACACATATTCGACATTCTAGTGCCCATGCTGCTGGAGTAGTAATCTCCAAGGACTCGTTGATTGGGAAACTCCCACTTAGGTATAAGACGGGGGATGTTAGAACTCAGTTTGAGATGGGAGATGTAGAGTCCCTTGGGTTTGTAAAGATCGATGTACTGGGTCTTAGGACTCTCTCAACTCTAATGTCAGCTTACAAGATGATCCAGAAGAGACATGGTGATGTACTCCCCCACTTTTATGAGTGGCAGTATGACTGGGATAACTTCTACGGTGATGAGTCAGTTTGGGATCTGATCTGTAGTGGGCAAAATACTGGAATCTTTCAGATTGAAACAGCTAACCTGAGTTCTTTGTCCAAGAGATTCCTTCCACGTTCTGTAGAAGACCTCTCTACTATGATTGCTGTTTGTCGTCCTGGTATTACTCGTTCGGTAGATGAAGAGACTGGGATCAATCTTCTTGAACTCTACCTACAAAAGAAGAGTGGGCATCGTCCTATTGTATACAAGCATCCATTACTAGAGAAGGTCTTGGGTCCAACATACGGCACGTTTGTATACCAGGAGCAGATCATGAAGGCTTGTGTAGAGTTGGCGGGGTATACCCTCAGTGAGACAGACCGAGTTCGTAAGATCCTGGGTAAGATGCTACTCGATAAAATGAAAGAAGAGAGAGTAGTATTTGTTCGTGGGTCTGTGGACAACGGAATCCCCTCATCAGTAGCCAATAGCATCTTTGATGAGATGCAATCATTTGGAGTCTATGGGTTTAATAAGAGTCACTCGTATGGATATGCCATGGTGGCCTATTGGTGTGCATACTTAAAGAGACACTACCCACGTGAGTACATGACAGCTCTATTCCAAACCAATGCTGTTAAGTCAGTAACATATACTCGTGAATCACGTAGAATGGGTATTCCTGTACTAGGGCCAGATATCAACGAATCGGGGAGTTCCTATACTCTCACAGACAACGGAGCCATCAGATATGGGTTGAGTAGTATCAAGTTTGTAGCCTCTGGGAGTAGCCTAATCCAAAGACTTGGACCCTTCTCTTCTGTAGGGGACTTTGTAGATAGGGTACCCAAGAAACAGATCAACAAGAGAGCCATGACAGCCTTAATCAAGTGTGGGGTATTCGACTCTCTAGTAACTCCAGTTGATGGGAGAACATATGCTGAACAAGCTTTCTATGAGTACTGGAAAGCTAGAAAAGACCTCAAAGGACTCGATGGCCCCTGTAGTGATTCTTGTGTTCATTGCCATGGGGAGTTGGGGACTTTCGATTGCCTGGTGGTACAAGAGGAGATCAACGATAGAGTCAAAGCTGAACGAGAACTACTTGGAACTCTGGTTTCCGTAGACCCCTTGAGTGAGTATCTTGATCTGATCTTATCAGAAGAAAACTTCCCAGGAGAGACTAAAATGTTCTCGGGTGAGAAGGCTACATTAGGTGGGGTAATTACACGAGTAAACGAACTTGTAACTAAGCAAGGGAAGAATCCAGGACAGAGGATGTGTCAACTTTGGGTAGAGCTTCCAACTTCGACTGTCTATGACGATCATGAAGAGTATGATGATAGGGGAGAAGAAGATGTGATAGAGGACGAAAACTCTATCCAACTTGTATGCTTTCCTGAGACATTCATGAGGTATACTGATAAGATAGAAGTAGGGGCTCCAGTTCTAGCTACTGTAGAGAAGATCTCCGGTGGGTTACAACTAAGAAGCTTACACAGATTAGATCTATTGAAAGCGGAGGTAGGTAGTTAATGGCACGTAAAGCAGATGAGATTGACAAGTTACTAGCAGACTTGAATAAGTTTACTCCAACTGGAGCCTCTAGACCAGTTGCTATGAGGGGGTCTAACGTTGAAAAAGTACGAGCAATTCCTTGTTTTTCTCCTTCACTGGCGTATCTTCTAGCTATTGCTGGTTGGCCAGAAGGAAAGCTAATTGAAATCTTTGGGAAGGAACATGCAGGGAAAACTTCTTTTGCCTTAATGGCCTTGAAGGATTGTTTTGACTTCTACAAGGGTGAGAAGATGTTGGCCTATGTAGACATTGAACATCGATTTAACCCAGAATGGGCAGAGACTCTTGGTCTAAGTGTTGATGACAACCTCGTTGTAGTACAACCCCCTGATGCTGAGAGTGGTACTGACATGATGGTAGAACTCATTAAGTCTCAGAAGATCTGTGCCATTGTCTGGGACTCTATTGGGGGATCAGCTACTAGACATAGTATGCAAGCACTAACAGACAAGAATGAAAGGATGGGTGGGGCAGCTGGAGTAATGAAGAGAAATGTTCAGTCAGTAGCTCCACTAGCCAATCTGTATGGAGTGACCTGCTTCTACTTGAACCAACTACGGGATGACATGGATGGTTACAATCGTCCAATGACTCCTGGAGGACATGCTGTAAAGCATGCTATGAGTGTGAGATTGTACCTTAGACCAGGTTCTGAGAAGTACTTTGACAAAGTCAACGGAGAGAATACCCAAGTAGGCTTCCCAGTTGTAATGAAGACTATTAAAAACTCATATGGACCACCACTCAGAGAGGGTTGGACTGACTTCTACTCACAGCCAAGTGTTTGGTTAGATCACCCTGGGGTAGATGTTGAGAGAGACCTTACTCGTATGGGAATACTTGTTGGGGCAGTAACTAAGGCTGGCTCTTGGTATGAGTGGAAGGGTATTAAGGCACAAGGTAGAGAAGCATTCTTTCAGTCACTCTACGAAAGTGGGAAGAAGGAAGAATATTATGAGACAGTCATGGAGCTGATTCGAACTGGTTCCAATAGTACGAACTTACTAGTCAGTAGAGAGGGAGATGATGAGCTCAGTAGACCAGCAACGAATGAGAATGAAGACATCGACGATCCCAACGTTTGATTGGGAACCCCAGGCAGCCTGTAGAGACTTCGTTGTTAGTGAGAGCTGTGGAGAAGTAAATCCCTACTTCCCAGAGAACCCTGAAACAGTTTACAGCAGGGAGAATGCTCAAAGATACATTGATAAGTACTTACCTTGTAAGAGATGCCCTGTCAAAAATGAGTGTGCCAACGTTGGGTCTCTTAACAGGGAAGTAGGGGTATGGGGTGGAAAACTACGTACACTTAGAAATAGAGTCTATGGGGGCTAGAGAAAAGAAGTTAGCTGACATACACGAATCTGATGTTGCCAGATGGTGGCCTCTAGCTAGGACTACCATCTCTTCGGGTAATAAGTTTGAGAAACTAGATGTACAAACTGAACGTGATGGTAGTGTTTGGCAATTTTTGATTGAGTGTAAAGAAACTCAACAAAAGTCCTATAGCATAACGAGAGAGTTGTGGGAGTATATTGTACATAGAACGTACGAACGTTCTAGTAGTATGAGACCTTGCCTGGCTATCAGATTTAATAGTCCCAATGTAGTTGAAGAACCAGTAGAACATACAGTTCTAGTAAAGAACATCAAGGTCTTAGTTGATCTTGCTGTAGTAGACTTACATGATCAAATTGAACTCATTGAAGAGCTACAATCTCTACGTACAGAGATTAAGTCTCTAAAACTACAACTAAAGGAACCAAATGGGACTACTGGATAGAACTCTTAGTACCATCTCTAGGGGAGAACTAGTAACTCCCTATATTGAACAGGCCATTGTACAAGCTAACTGGCCAGAGGAATACCCAGTCAAGGTCTACAATAAGGAACGTGTATGGGATGGGTACTTTCACCCCTCGTCTGATGCTTATGCTGGAGAAATACTACTCTACTGTAAGTTTAACCCAGAACTACAGGGAGGCCTACTGCCTGAAATAATCTCTCCTTCGTTGGCCATGACCTTCCAAGTGGGCTCTGCCTTACATGCTATTGTACAAAGTATGCTTATCCATCTTGGGTTTACTACTGAAGAAGAGGTAGAAGTACACTATGTCAATGAAGAGAGACATACTAGTGGAACTACAGACATCAGAAGACTAACTCTACCCACTGGTAGAGAGGTTATGGTAGACATCAAGACTTGTAGTACAATACCCACTTCAGTTTCAAAAGAGTATAAGACCCAACTACGTATCTATCAAGACAACGTACCAGATGCCCCAGATGAGATGGTAATCCTCTACATAGAAAAGCCCCACCCACATAGAATCAGAGACTTTGTTGTAGAGAAGGATGACAATGAACTTCGAGCCATCTATGATAAGTGGAGTAGGGTACTAGAAGCAGTTGAGTTTCAAGACCCAAGTTCCCTTAAGTCTTGTTGTACTGGTCCAGTGTCTAAGTCATTCGATGTGTGTCCAGCCCGGGAAGTATGTCCAGTATGGAACCGTTAATCTTTTCACTCGACCCAGGGGTGGCTAAGATGGGTTGGGCATTAACGACCCAGGATGGTGATACAGAGGATTATGGGTTCTTCTCTGACCAGCAGGGTTCTAAGGTACCCTTTAATAAGAGAATGAACAAACTTATCTATGTACTCCTTAGCTACTTTGACGAACTGCTTGACAAGAGAGTGGGTAGAGTAGTATGGGAGATCGTCCCAAGCTTTGCTCAAATGAGGAACAAGGACCTTGTACAAGCTACTTGTACCACACTTAAAGTCAGAACTTTTCAGAGGGATCTTGAGTTTCAAGAGTTTACCCCTCAATACTGGCATAAAAAGCTTCTTGGAAAATCATCCTGTACTAAAGAAGAAGTGAAACAAAAGGTACTACAATATGGGAAAATCCCAGAAGACCTCTCTTACGATGTATATGATGCCATAGCCATTGGAAGAGTAGCCTCACAAGTATCTAATTGGGAGAGATTTAGTGACATTCCGTAAACTCCCTGATCTAGTAGAGCCTAAGCTCCCAGAGGGGCATGAGAAGTCAGAACTTCTTGACTTTGTCAAGAGAGCCTTCACGTGGGATGAGAGGAAAGATGAGTCAGAAGTACTAGAAGTCATAGAGGCTAAGGTAAGGGAGTTCTCCAATGAACACTTCAAAGAAGCAGAAAACATCATTGAGATATTCAATATCACAGAGTCTATGGATGTATCTAGAGAGGATCGTCTACTCCTCGAGTTACAAACTGAGATAGCTCGAATTGATGAAGAAGTTACTCGAAGGTATCTTCGAGCTCAGTATTCTTACTACCTATATGATGACAAGTATTGGGATGCTTATAGGAAACCAGTTTCTGGTACAACGAACGACTTAACAGCATTTGCCAGAAAGGAAAGTAGGGAAGATAGATTTTTCTACTTTGTCCAGTATTCAGCTTGGAAACAGATCAACGATAAGTTGTTTGGGATCAAGCAAATTGTTAAGCAAATCCAATCACGTCAATATCATAGATAGAGGATACCGATGGAACAAGGCCCTCCACAGAGAAAGTCTCGTAAGGAGGAGATACTTCCTGGGAAGATGAACTGGAAGATCCTTGAAAACATCCTCAAAAATTACTATGAATTCAGAGCACTCTATGAAGAGACTGGGGTTTCAGAAATCAGCCTAGATAATGGGTTCGTGGTCAACTATCACGACATACTAAAGGGCTTAGATACTCTGCCCAATAGACAAAAACAAGCTGTTTGGCTAATGTGTATCGAAGGACGTAAGGAAGTCGAGGTGGCACACATTATGGGTTTCAAGAAATGGTCTTCTCCAGTAGGTATGTATAAACGTAGAGCCCTTAGAACTTTAGTCGATACATACTGGCAGGACTGCTAGTGACTCACTTTAACGAAATAGAGGGTCTGGTAGACCAACATCAAATCAAGACCCCCAAGGGGTTTGAAGAGTGGGGAGAAAAAGAACAACTAGAGTTCGTAGCTTCTAGAATCCTTCAGAACTCTCGTACTACCACTTCCCACAACGAAATGAAAGAGGAGGGTTGGTTAAGTCCCTCACAGTATCAGAGAAGACTCAACAGGGAAGTTTTTTCTCAGTTTGGTAGTCTAGATGAGATACCACCCAAGCAAGGGGTCTTTAGTAGGAAGTACCGTAAACCAAAGCCAAACAAATGACAACAGAAGAAGAGAAGACACACAAAGCCCTAACTGCCATGACTCCAACCCTGGAGCAACTAACTGGCCAGGTGATAGACGGAGTACGTTACGAATACAAACACTCCACACAATGTAAGGTCTGTAAATCTCCAGATGCTCTACGTAGAATCGTAGATTCTCAGTTGATGATGATGAGGCCCTACAAGGAGATCCTTACCCTGGTAGCTCCACTATATGAAAAGTTTGGGGTAGAGCCTGGGGAGATGATATCTTACTCTAGCCTTACCAACCATAAAACTAAGCATCTTCCGGTTGATGGGATAGCTGCCAGAAAGATAATTGAAAGACGGGCAGCTGAAGACAATAGACTAGTTATGGATGGGGTAGAGACTCTAGTAACCACACATGGCGTTTACGAGTTAATAGCCTCTCTGGGAGTAAAGGGTATCATTGAGGGTAAGATCGAACCTGATCTAAAGACTACCCTCTATGCCATCGAACGACTAGAAGAGATCGAGGGTAAGGCCACAGATACTTATAAGCCAGAATATCTTCTTGGTCAGCTAAGTGTGATCCTAGATGCCATGAGAGAAGTACTTCCCCCAGATATGTTAGATAGAGTTAGTCAAAGGATTGACCTCAAAAAAGCCCAACTTACCAAGAGTCAACTCCCACCAGGACAAGAAAACTACATTGATGCTGACCTAATCGAAGAATAAAAGTTGATTTTTGTGAACTTCTTCTCTATACTCAGATTGTAGAAGGGAAAGGCCCTTATGGTCCTTGACAACACAAGGTGTAGTAGTCTACTTGCCTTGTAAGATTTGGTGCACCGCCTGCTAGCAAGGTAGTAAGTGCATCTCGGTGAGCATCAGTAGGTGCTGACCCACGGAGGGTTGGGGAAACCCAGAGAGAGTTTTCAACGGTGGTTCGTTGTAGCTTGCAACCTAGATTGCCAGATAGTGTCTCTGCCAACCCTCCGTCACCGATCTCCCAAAAGAGAAGATAGAGAGGAGAACATGAAAGAAGTACAGTGGTATACAAAATGCAATGGATGGGTCTCGAAAAACTATCAACTTCGTATCGAAGTAGTAGCCATTAAGAGGGTTCTAGATGTTGGGACTTGTGAATGTCCTGGAGAACATCTTATTTATCGCAAAGAAGTAGGGATCTTTAAGTAAGTAGCTAGTAGTTTAACTATACTAACCAACAAGTAGAGAAAACAAGGAGTAAATATGCAAGTCAATGAACTTCGTTCTATTGTGGAGAGACACTCTCCCAAGTATATTACATCGAGCCTTTCGATGCTTGAGTATTCACCCAGTTCACTGAAGGTACGTGGAACTGATCTTGAGTTGGGTCTAACAGAGGCCAGTAGGGGTAAGTTTGCTTCGTTTTTGACGATCCCCCGTACCTTTCTCCCTAAGATCGTTTCACAAGAGCTTCAAACTGACATTGTCAATCACTTCCTGGAGAAGAGTCCAGATACTGAAGTCCTTCTGGGTTACTCTCAAGGTAATACCCTTCGTGAAGCCTATCCAGGTTCTACAACCATTATCCCAGATGGGATGATTGTTGATGCTATTGAGAAAACTTTTGAGCCAGAAGCTAAGGTTGCCAGCCTCTCACTTGATGGTGGTATTAAGGCTTCGATCGTTACTCAAGAACTCAACACCGAACCACGTGTAAACGACATTACTAATGGGGGCCTTCGTATTGACTCTACAATTGGAGAGGCTCCTAAGATTTCTGCCTTTATGGAGAGATTGGTTTGCTCTAACGGGATGGTGGTTCCAGTTGAAAATGCTTCTCTCAGTCTTCGTGGACGTACTGTTCCAGAGATCATTCTTGAGATGGAGTCCATGGCCCAATATGTCCTGGGTGGTCCTTCACAAGAAGCTTTGGATAACTGGGGACACCTTACTGGAGTACTAGTTAGTAACCCAGCACAGCTGATTCATCGATTTGCTCGTGAGTACGAGATCGGGTCCCGAATGGAAGCACGACTTTTGGACCAGATTCCCAACCTAGAAGGCGATTCCTATTACGATGTGGTGAATCTTATTACTAGTATGCAACACGAAGAAGGAGTTTCGGAGACCATGAGGCTTCACCTCCAAACAGTTGGAGGACGTATCGTTAACAGTGGTGGTGGTCACCGTTGTACTTCCTGCCAGCACATCCTGGACTACTGAGATGACGTATCTACAGAAAGCATTAGCTGACTTAGTCTTTGCCACTGAATCCCTTCGTCAAGAATCAGTTGATATTGGTGGAGAGATTGGGGCAAACATTGAAAGTACTTGTCTCCAACTAGATCGTACAATCGAAGCCTTAGAAGAACTCCTACGAGATGAAAGGACACCATGACTGACTCTAATGACTATCTGAATGGGATTGCCCCAGAGGATGTTCATGTTACCCCAGACCAACAGGCTAAGATTGACTCCTTTCTGGCAGAACAAAAGGAGGATGACAAAGATGATGAAGTTATTGAACTCCATGAGTCAGAAATCATGGAGGCAGCTAAGATTATGGCTGACCTTACAGCTCGTTATTCTAGGCGTCCAGCTTCTTTCGATAATCTATCCTCCCTTAGAGGGGAAGCGGAAGAGAGATTCGAAAAGATTGGCCTCTTAGTTCGTGTAGACTGGATGATGTCTGGATTGACTGGTAATCCCCCAGAGATTCAGATCATTGGACGATTGACAGAGTACAATCCAGAGAGAGCTAGATTTGAAACTGGTAAGGGAGTAGCTGACCCATTCTATAATATGAAGAAGGCACAGGCTAAGAAAAACAAGTAGAAAGGCCCCACTTGGCCAGGGTAACTGAGAGCTCTAATCAAGAGCTACTCTCTAAAGAGCTTGACTTTCTGGGAACAGCTACTAAGGCTTTGAAAAAAGAGCCTGATATCCCCTCTATTTGTGAGTTTGCTGAACACCCAGCCTTTCTAGCTCGTACACTTTACCCTAGACAAAAAACTCTCTTGAAGTTGATTTGTCTAGAGGTAGAGAATATGACTGACTATGATCTCAATGTTATTGATGAGTGGACTAGAGGGTTCAGTAAGACTGGCACTTCTATAGGTATCTCTCCTGATGTCTGGGCTAGAGTAGACTGGCTTATAGAGAATGGGTATCGACACTTCCGTGAGGTGCTAAATATTACCGGTAGAAGAGGGGGCAAGGGACACATTGGGGGAATCTTAGGGGCATACTTAAATTGGAGACTACTCCAGTTAGATGACCCTCAATGGTATTATGGGATCGATAGATCGAAAGATGTCTATCTCTTTTGTGCTGCCACTAATATTCAACAGGCCAAACAGTATCAGTTTGCTGATCTTTCCAACACAATCATTGATGCTGATTGTTTCCGTCCTTACATAGCAGTTGCCAATGAGTACTTTCTAGCTCTAAGAACGCCAGCTGATACTAGAAGAATTGCCACTTTCGAAGCTAGGGGCCTTAGGCCACAGAAGTTGATAGCCTCTATTAGAAACATGGCCATTACTTCTAACTCCAAAGCCTCTCGTGGTGCTGCTTGTTTCTCTGTTATGTTTGACGAGTTTGCCCACATGTTAGTGGGTACAGCTGGACCAAGAACCTCTGATGAAGTATACAATGCCATTACTCCAGCTCTAGGTCAGTTTGGCAAAGATGGGTTTATCTACATCCCAACCAGTCCCTTTACTAAAGTAGGGAAGTGTTATGAACTTTATCAGGCTGGGATCATGGAGGATCCAGTAACTGGACTCCCAGTATACCCTGATATGTTGATCTCACAACTGCCTTCGTGGGGCCCCTATGAAGACTGGAGAGACCCAATAGCCACTCAGGGCTTCCAATTCAGAAGTGCCCCACAGGAGTACGATGATGCTATGAAGAGTTTAGAGAAAAGGGAGCCTTCTGTATTCAAGGTAGAGAGACTAAGTCAATGGGCAGATGTTGTAGACGCTTATCTAGAACCCCACATTGTAGAACGTATGTTCGATCCCTTTGTGGATGCTGATGGTAATACCAGAATCCTAGAACAACAAGATTCTGGAATCATGGCCTTGGTGTATCGTGGACACTGTGATCCCTCTAAGTCTAACTGTAACACAGCAGCAATGATTTGTCATACTGAATTGATCCCAGATCCTGATGATGGTGAACTCTGGTATCATATCATTACTGACTGGATGAAGGTTTGGAACCCTGAAGACTATCCTGATCACCAGGTAGACTATGAAGAAATTGAAGAGGACTTAGTCAATGTTCTGAACAGATTCCCAACCCTCAAAGTCTTCTCTTATGACCAGTATGGCTCCTTTGTAACTCTCCCTAGACTAAAAAAGAGATTAAGAGAGTCCAGACCCCCACACAGAGCCCTGGTAAAGGAAGATACTTTCACAGCTACTTCTAATATGAGAAGAGCTGAGAGGTTCAAGTCTGCCCTGGGAATGAATTGGGTACATGCTTATCGTGACTCTTACGGTAATGATGGCTCTTGTCTTCTATCAGATGAACTACGATTCCTACAAGAGATCAATGGTAGACTAGTAAAACAGGATGTTGGGCCAGTACAGACTAAGGACCTTTCAGACTGCTTAATGGTTTGTGTAGACCAACTTCTGGAAGATAACTTTGCTAGACTAGAAACAAGAGATCGTTTAGGTACTACTAAACTACTTACAGCAGGCCAGGGTGGGTACCACACCCCACTTACTTCTACAACGTATGATGATACACAGAGTACAGCCAGGAAGAAGTTGAATTCTAACAAACCAGTGGGTCCCTATGACTATGGAGCAATGGCCAAAAGGTCCAGTATAAACCCCAGAAGAGGTAGATAAAAACTTTTCAAGAAAAGGGTTGATTTCTGTTCTGGGATGGGCTATATTTAGTAGTGTAGAGGAAGTGGATCCTCTAGAAACCATAGTAGAGAGAGGCATATAATGCGTCAAGTTACTCGTGGAGACATTGTTAGGGTTGAAGGTTACCCTAAGGAGCAACAAGGGACAGTCCTCGCCCTCAAGGAGGACAAGAAGGTTACAGTTCAGATTGGGACTGCTGTTATCATGACACGAGCTGAGAACATCTTGGTTCTCTCTCGAAACAACAAGGATGATGGAGGCCATCTGATTGAGCCAAAGCTTGAGATTGGGGACAAGGTCAAGTGGATCTGGTTGAACCCTAACCCAGAGTATCCCAATGCTTGGGGAGAGGTTGTTGGTTTCGTCTCTGAGAAGAGGGCACTTGTTAAGTGGGTGGGCAAGGATGAGCCTCGAGTTGAGAGGATCTCTCGTTTGAAGTGGATCCCCTTCTACCCCATCTACATCAATGCCTAAAAAGTAAAAGTTTGGGTTTGGGTATTGATTTCTTGAACCCATTAAGCTATAATAAGTAACAGTAGAGAAGTTAACCCTAGTAGGAGGTCACAGTATGAGTAAGTACATTACCTGCCCCACTTGCCAAGGAAAGGCCCACTTCCGTAGGACCTTTCAGTCTACCAAGACGGCAATGACGGAGAAGTACTATTGCAACTGTGAAGTTTGTGAGGGGACAGGGATTGTTCCCCGAGTGGAAGTGGAGAAGTAGTTAAGATGAGTCAATTAGCTGTTGAGAACGAGTTGGTCAATGTCTATCCTGGTACCCAATTGGTAGAGCTTTTGACTCCCAATTGGCCCTATCACCCAACATCTGACTCGGTCTGGCCTCGATGCCCAGAGATCGATGTACTCAGAGAAGAGACTAGGAGACTCTACTCAAACCTAGACTGGGAAGCTACCCAGAAGGAACTTCGTCTAGTAAACTTCCAGAAGTCTTTAGTATACAAGGAAAATGGTGGGGTTCACCCCAATAACTATCTCCAGCCTGGTCCACAACACCTCAAAGCCCTCTATAGGGAGATGAAAGACCGTCAAGAGTGGTTGGAGAAGAACTCTAAGTTCCTTATTCGTAGACAACAACAGGAAGACATTGTCCTAGTGAAGTCTATTGAGGCCCGTAAGGCAAGGGAGGAAGAGGAGCTTAGGATGAACTCCCTCTCTACTCTTACTAACGAGGAACTTCAGTCAAAAATTGAAGAGTACCTTAGTGCTAAGCTTAGTTGGGACCGTCGAGACTCTGCCACCCCCAATGAGTGGGATAGGCTGGAGGAGAAGAGGAAGACTTCAGAGTATGTCAAGAAGTTCTTGAATGAAAGGGGGGAGAGTTGATGAACAAGCATCATGATGATGGTACCCAGTACTCTCTAGAGGGGGTAGAGAAGAAACTACGTAAAGATACATATGGTCCAGAAGTTGTAGATGTTATTAGTTGGCTAGTGGAGCAGATTCGTGAACGAGATCAACTTCTTATTGAGATTGGAATCGAAAATACTCTTCTACTCTCTGAGAAGTCTCAACTACTAAGGGGCCAAGGTGAGTAGACTTCTTAGATCAGAAGAACAAGAGAGTTTTGGACTAGAGCCTGGTTACATAACACTTCTTGAGTTTCTTGAAGGAGTGGGAGAAGAATACTTCCAGGGCTCAAGATGGATTGATAATGGTACAACCTTCTCTATTGGGACTACTTTCGAAGCTGAGAATGATGACCCTGAAACCTATCTACGGGTAAACTTCTCCCCTGATGGAGAGCCAACCAAACGATTTTCAATACAAACTACTTATGGAGATCGTGACGACATTCTCCAAGAGTTCACTGACAACATCATTGACTACATGGAGAATTGTAATTATGGACACTGGAACCTCTAATAACACACTTCTTAGCCCTAAATCAGTAAGGGGATACTTAAAGCTTGCCTACCAAATTGCTTTAGCTAGTGAAGATGAAAGTACTCAAAATGGAGTAGTACTTGTTGGGAGTAACTTTACAACGACTGGGTGGAATCAGACAACGAAGGGTATTCCCTACTCTAGAGTTCAAAAAGATCCCTCTACTAAGTATGACTTTGTTGAACACGCCGAAAGGAGTGTCATCTACAAAGCAGCTAGAATGGGGTACAGTACCAATGGTTCTGTCCTCTTTGCCCCATGGTCTGCTTGTTCAGATTGTGCCAGAGCCATCGTCCAAGCCAATATCTCTACTGTCTATAGACTACAAAAGGCTTTGGACCACTCTCCAGAACGTTGGTTGACGTCTATTGAACTTGGTGATGAGATCCTTCTTAGTGGGGGAGTACGGGTAGTCAGTGTAGAGGGTGATCTTGATGGCCCAGAAGTTCGTTTCAACGGAGAGATTTGGAGGCCATAATATGAGTATCTTGGCAACTTTGGTAGTAGTATTTTGTGTAGGACTTCTATTAGTTCTAGTAATTACTGAGAGGGAGGATATGTAGATGGTTACAAAAGTACTGATTGAAAAAGATGATGGTGGGAAGGCCTTTCTACTTTCATACAGTAGGGATGGAGTAGTTGGACTCCACAAAGCATTTGGGTCAGTTGACAATGCCTTTGAATTCTCCAAGAAGCTAACTTCTTCCCCTCTTACATACGTACGCTCCACTACCCATACTAAGGGATACTGGGAGTCAGTTTCATGAAAGTAATTACTCGTTCATATGGACAAGAAGAATGGGCTGTTATCGATGCTGTTGTAGATGCTAGTAAAGACTTAATCAACGGTACAACTGAAGAGAACAAGTCAATTGCCTATGATCGACTAGAACGATTTGTGGGACTTCTAGAAAAGAATGCCAAGAGAGGAAGGTAATGGAGTACTCATACATTTGGGGAGCCCCCAAAGACAAAATATGGGCTCCCCTCGAGGGAGTTGAGATATGTCCAATCTGTCTAGAGGTCAATTGTTCAATTGATACAACAGGACTGAAGAATAAGAGATACTTCCACAAGACTAAGACCATACATGACTATAGTTCTGGGCCGATCTATAGAAAGCCTGAGCCCGGGCCAGAAGATTGGACAACGAAACAATACGAAGATAGGACAACAAAAGAGTCTGACATAATTGCCAGACGACTAGCTCTAGTTGTGAACCGTTATTGCTTGGGAGCTAGTGATGAATCATTCGAAGAGATGGAACAACTAGTAATTCAGTGGAATCGTTTGATCGAAGAAGGCAGATAACAAACGTAGATGGACAACACAGACAACTGAAGTAGCTAACATATCCATAGATGGATAACAAGGGTATCTAGTATTCCATTCTGATATACACAGTTTGAACTAAAAAAATCAGGATTAGTTTAGAAAAATCTAAAGTAACAAGTTTTGCCCAGGGCTCAAATGACACTTTGTCTAGGAATAACCCCAGGTCAAGACAGGAAAACATAGAAACAGGGTGGGACATATGGCCAAACAATCCTCACATACAAGGTGGAAAGGCTGTGCTATGTGTAAACCTTATAAGTTCAAAGACAATGGACAGCCCATAAGAAAGACTTGGTCTGAGCTTAAGTACCTAGGACGATCTAGAAGGATCTCCCGACACTACCTGGGAGATGAGTAGTGTCTGGGTACATTAAGATACAAGAACAAGACCGTGGAGATGCTTTCCTTGTAGAGGCTTCTCTTGATGGGGTACAGAAAGTCTATAAGGCTTTTGGATCCATTGTACGAGCTCTAGACTATGCCAAAGGCTTCTCTTCTAATGACTGGTCTCCCATTCAATACTCAACAGATACAAGACTATGGTATTCGTCGAAAGGTACTTAGTATGGGTCTAGTACAGACAGTTTGTAATGTAGTTGGCTTCTTCCTAGTTTGTATGGTTGGGTATGTGGTAGTGTTAAATCTACGTTCAGAATATGATAACTGGAAGTCAGATCGTGAGTAGGAAAATTGAAATTTCTATTGATAGTGTCTTTGCTTTACTTAAAATTGCATCACTAGCCAAGCAAACAGTCAATGCTAGATACCTTGGGATCGATACACTGTATGACTCCTTAACGGATCTAGAAGAAACCCTACAAGAGTTTGGACGTTTCCCATGAAGAAAGATCATGTCAAGAGTACACTAGAGAATGTAATCGAGAAGATGTTGTCAGAATTAGAGGACCTACGGACCACTAATGCTATTCTACATACAGGGGCAGATAAGCTAGAGAAGCTATTGAACTCTGATATTACTGATGACTCCCAAAAGATCTTTATGGCAAAAGATATAGTTAGTTCAATGTTGTACCCAAGTACAACCTTAGTGAAGGGTAAGTAGTATGAACAAGAAGCGAATTGTTTTGATCATTGTTGGAGTNTTTGTTCTAGCAGTGGTTATTGGGGCAATTTCAAGTAGTGGACATAGTAGTAGTCAGAGTAGTCAGNGTAACCAGAACAATCAAGTCAGTCAGGGTAGTGGGTCATCAGTAAGTCAATGGGCTAGTAACAATGCTAGTGACCTTCAGACTTTGGGGACTGATCTGACTACTACTGGACAAGATGCTAGTGCTAGTAATGTAGATACTAGTGTTGTCTCTAGTGATTGTCAGGCACTAGAAAATGATGTTACTACTCTTCAGAATGATGGGCCTATCCCAGACTCTTCTTTAGAGTCTACTTGGTCTCAAGTCCTCTCTAGCATCAACTCTGGAGCCCAAGATTGTGTTAGTGGGATTTCACAAAATGATCCCAACCTGATCCAACAGGCTACAACAGAGTTTAACAATGCCAACACTCTACTCAACAACCTGGTCCCAGCCATTACAGGCTAAGCAAAATGTCCCTCAACCCAAAAGTACGAACTGGACCTCATCGTCCAAGTAGTCTATTCAACTACGGTAAGAGTAGTTACTTCTACGAAGATGTCATCTGGGGTATCTATGTTGGAGAGGGTTGTGTATCGGGACTAGACCCCCTAGAGTGGGCCTCTATTCATGCCCATGCTCACTACGATAAGTACGATGAATGGAGTGGGTGGGTCTGTATTGCTGACCCTAGAAAGGTCATTACTAAGGGAGGCAGGCCAACACATCTAGTACTTCATGAGGTCGGACATCTGATTACAGGTACCAGACATCATGGTACTCAATGGGCCAGGGTAGTAACTAGCCTTGGGGCTACTTCTGAAGTCAAGAAGTATTATAGAGTGAGAGATAAGCCCACTATACTTGTCAATGTGGGAGAGAAGGAGAGTTATTAGTGGGAAGAGTAAAAGAACTATTGATCATTGATGAAGACAGAGAGTCTAGTAACAAGACTATCATGTATTGTCACATCTGTCAGTCTAAGCAAGAGTTTATTGTTAGTACCGGGAGTCAACCCTCTGCATATAGAGCTACTATTGGGTGTCTAGGTTGTGAATCTAGAACCAGAGAAGAGTAGTGTCGAACGTACAGAGGATGAACACACTCATTCTCTAGATGAACAAACAATAATAGAGATCATAGAAGAATACTTCGGGAAGAGGTGGGATAGTGAGTGATTCAGTAACAGTAGAGGGTAAGAAGATCTCACGTAAGTGGGTCAAGAAAGCCCGAATGTGGTGTAAGGTGATTGAAGAGATTGGCTCTAAGGACACAAAGGGTAAGCCCAAGATCAGGATCACCTGGCATGATGATGTCCCCGATCTTGTTGATACGGGAGAGGCCAATGGCACTTCGCCAGGCTCACGACTAGCTAAGTCTGGAAAGTAACATGTCTGAGGAAGAACAGGTTCCTACAAGTCTGACAGGTACTACTTGGAACTACCGTATTATGATTGGACTGGACGGTATGTTCTCAATCCGTGAGGTCTACTATGATGCGAATGGGCTCATTACTACTTGGACAATGATGCCTATGGAACTCTATGGAGAGTCTATAGAGGATATTGCAGGAGACTGGGAGTTGATGTCTCAAGCTTTTGGAAGGCCCATTCTGATGGAACGTGAACTAGAGAACCAGTTTGAACAAAGTGGTAGTGTGGCCTTACCCTCTGATATTGATGACTAAGTGTCCATTTTGTAATCTAGACAAAGAAGAGATTGTTCATACATCGAAAGATGTTGTTACGATCAAGTCTAAGTGGGAGTCAGCTCCAGGTCACCTACTGGTAGTCCCCAAAAGACATGTATCACGTTTAGGGTCGTTACAATCACAGGAGTATCTCAATCTTTTTTTGATGGCCCGTAGGGTAATTGACAACCTGGAGTTTGACTATACCATTGGTGTAAACGATGGAGTACTAGCAGGACAAACAGTCTCTCATACCCATCTACATCTAATCCCCAGATACGAAGGTGATGTTGAAGACCCTAGAGGTGGTATTAGGTGGGCCATCCCGAAAACAGCTAAGTACTGGTATCCACAAACACTTCACAAAGTCAATGAACACCCCCTAGACGTTAGTCTCTAAAGTTCTAGCCCTTACTAGGTAACATTCTAGGGTAGTATCCTTAGACACCAATACAACAGTTGTCTAGATAAATGTAAGTCAATGTTGCTTCTAAGTCAAGATGTAGGAATCTACTTCTTGGGAGAAGCTATGACTGACCGTATTGTTGGACGTTTAGGCCGTAAGCCAGCTGTTAGGCCAGAAGGTCTTCATATGCTAGCCTTCTATCAAACGAACCCACTTCCTGTCGCCCCGCCTACCCTTGGTGCCCCAGCTGTCCCCGAATGGTTGATGCTTGGGAACGATAAGTATGGTGATTGTACATTTGCCGGTGCCTATCATTCGAGAATGGCAGTGGCTCAAATTGATGGTATCAAAGAGTCTCTACTGACTGACCAACAAGTAGTAGATGCTTACCTACAGTACACAAATGGTGCTGACCAAGGAGCTGTAGAGGCTGACCTTCTTGCACATTGGCAGACAGATGGCTTGTTTGGTTCTAAGATTGAAGCCTATGCCCCAACAGACCACAAAGACTTTGATGAAATCAAGTCTGTAGTCAATACATTTGGGTTTTGCTACATTGGCATTCTAGTACCTGGCCCAGCCATGGAGCAATTCCAAGCTGGTAAGCCGTGGGACCTTACGGGGACTCCAGCCGACCAACAGATCGAAGGTGGCCACTGTGTCATCATTGTTGGGTACGATGAGAAGATGTTCTATGTAGTTACTTGGGGTGAAATCCAAGCTGTTACTAAGGAATGGTTCCAGTGTTACCTCGAGGAGACATGGGCCATCATTACCCCAGAGGCTGTACAAGCTGGGAAACTACGTGACTTCAGACTTTCTGATCTACAAGCTGACATTCAGAAGTTGAAAGAGACTAACTAGTGAAATACTACTACGCTGATAGAGGTGAGCCCAAACCCAACAACTGTCTTATGTGTGGTAGACATATGAGTGGACTGGGCTATAGTTGGAATACTAACGATGAGTACTCACATGGCGACTCCCTAGGAGAGAATGTTCATCTTTGCTCAGAGAAATGTGCTTTTGATCATCTACAGAGGGAGACTGGTTGGCCAATAATCAGAAAACTCTACCAATGTAAACACTGTGGGCTATTGGGTTCTGAGTCAACCATAGTAGACAATCAATGTCATGATTGTGAAAATAAAGTATTTGACCGACAAAGTGAGATTCACAGAGACTGGGACAAGGATCTTGGACTCTAGAGAAGAAGGTTATCCTCCAAGAAAGGATCGTTGTGAGATAGTGGTTCAGTCTAACATAAGAGACATCTACGGGTTTAACAAACAAGCCATTCTAGTTCCACAATGTGAGAAGTGTGGAGAGACTGGATATATTAGTTTCCCTGACGATCCAAGTGTGAACCATGACTTCAATGGACCCTGGCGCAATAGGAATGGACAACTAGCTAAGTTTGAGTGGGACGAACCTATCTATTGCCCAGATTGTGTAAGTAAGTGGAAGAAGTGCTCTGTAGAACACTGTGGAGAACCTCTATCTCCAGTACAACAAGATACCGGTCCATGGAATAATGGCGACCTAGAGTACGAAGAGACAGCTTGTGCTAATGGACATACTTATGGTGATATTGAGAGACATGAGAAGTTTCACGGCTGGAATGCTGATCTAAAACTTTCTTCTAACTATTCAGAGTGTGGGTATACACTCAACCGTAGTACACAAGAAGGGAAGGTAGAACATACTTCCCACCCAGCTACCTGGGACATGGGACCTAATATACATGGTTGTTGCAGGGAACCAATAGCTTGTACACGTCCATACGGACATGAGGGTTGGAAACACGAAGACTATAGTCATGAAAAGAGATGTCCAGGTAATAGTATTGACTTCCACCCTGACATCGATCTTGGTTCTTATGAATGGGACAAGACAGACTATGAACGTCAACAGAGTTTAGAGTCTCAACAAAGGAAGAAGAGAGAACAGCTTAGACGAGACTGGGAAACTGATCTTAGACTTTCTTCAGTAGAACTTTGTGGGTATAGGTTTGACGATGCTGTCAGAGAGTCATTTACAGACCCACAGTCCAAAAGGATACTAGACAGTAGTAGCTGGGTACACCCTTGTTGTCATGAACCCTATGTTTGTACTCTAGACCCACTTCATCTAGAGAATCACTCAGATGAGTCTCATGTAGGGAAAGGGGTTTGTCCCAATACTAGCCCAAAAGAGATGAAGATCTACAACTCAGACTATCCCTTTACTTGGAGACTAGCTCCATGGGAAGAACAAACTAGAAAGTCATTCAAAGGTTGGGACAGTGATCTCAATCTATAGCACAAAAATATGTTAGAACACCTAGAGAATCATTCTAGTACATAGGACCCCTTCTTTACAGATGAGAACGATCAAGGAGAATCAATGACACTCCCCCCAAGAATGTCAGAACTACTACGAGAAGCTGAAATGGATTCCTCTAACGATGAACTCTATATGGGGGAGAACATTGGCCCCATTGTTACTGGTGATGCCTTGCCTGCCCCACAGCCTATCATGGGAGATATTAACGAGGACAATGTTGGCTCAATAAACCAAGATCAACCTGGTACACTTCCCCCATCAACAACTGCCCCTGTTTCTACTCTAGGGACTCCATCGATGGCTTCTACTTGGAGAGCGTCTAACTATATCGAGGCCATCCAAAAGGAAGCTTCTGATTCTGATCTATACACTAAGGGCTATCAAGATAGAGTAACTGGTAAGTCAATGGATGAGGGTCTGGCTAACCTTTCTCTAGACTACTACCAGGGTTATGAACAAGGGGCTCTCTACAATGAGAAGCCATTGATAACATCTCCCCCAGAGCTTATTGAGGACGTACGTTCAAAGACAATTGCCACTAGAGAGTTCTAATGAACAAGAAGATCAGGGGCCTTTTCGATGCCCCCAAGACCGCCATCAACTACTTTTCTCTTGATGAATCTAATGCTGCTATTATGCCTGGGATGTCTAACGGACAAGATGATAGTAGCTCAGATGTAAACTCTAAGTCCCCATTCGAGGATACTGGGAGAGCTACTAACTTTCCATCAATGAGAGACTACGAAGACATGCTATCAACAACTGCATCGTATCAGACTTCTCTATTTTGTGACTTCCCCTTGTGTAATGAAAGGATAGTGGGTCAGTCTGTTCACGACGAACTCCCACATGGTTGGGGAGCGGCTGGAGCTCAAACTGCTCTTGATCAGGGTGAATCAGATGCAACATATAACTTTTGCCCAAGACACGTAAACGAACACTGTGTAGATGATGAATGGGGGGAGGGTTGTGGGAACTCTCTAGACAGTCGTGGGAGGTGTAGGGAACCTGGATGTGAAGGCCATAACAACTTTAGACATCAAAGACAACTAGATAAAGAGTGGGATGATGTAAAGCTGGGATCACTTTATGTTTATTGTGATGGGTGTGGAGAAGCTAATACTCCGTTTGACAGTGCTAGTCCCAACTGGCACATAGAAGACATCTATCCCCCACACTTTTGCCCAGAATGTGTTGGTAAGCGTTGTTCACAGTGTCTTGATGAACTCCGTAGTGAGGACCCAGGTCCCTTATGTAAGAGTTGTAAACTAGAAAATGACTGGGACAAGGAGGACCTTAGACTAGGCTCTAGTGAAGCCATACCTTGTCCTATTTGTGGGGGTATAACTCACCTTGACAGATCTACTGGGGACTTTATTTGCCCAAGATGTGGAGAGATTATAGTTAGAGCTTCTAAAGCATACTTTGATGTTCTAGCAGCTAACAATCAAGATATTGAACAATTAGTATCAGAAGCTGTGGATAGGGGTTGGGAACATAATACCTCTCAGAAAAACTATCACATCTTAAGATGGCTTCATGCCCCCAAAGGTACGAAGAACGTAGTACGTATCCCCTCTACTCCCAGCTCATCAAGTACCTTCCGTAATAAGAAGTCTGAATTACGGAGGATGGAGAGAGCTTACCCAGCCCCAATAAGAGGGGAGACTCCCAAGGGACAGTCTGACACTCTAGAGAAGCTGTTCTTTGAAAATACACCAACTACTGACTTCTCTCAAAGAAGACAACGAGCTAGACAACGTATAGAGGATGAGAGACAAAGACTCCCACTACCTTCTGTAAGTCCGGCCCCCTCTCGTATACTTGATACTACTCTAACTGAGAGAGAGATAGGGACAGTGTCCCCATTCCAGAACAATGACCCATGGAGTAGTATGTCGAATCCTTGGCCGGGGCCTACAACACCCAATATCAACTATGATATACGTCCCCAGGTAAAGACACCAGCTCCCATAGTTACAACTCCAGAGACTCCAAAACAGACACCAGAGATTAAAGAAGAAACTGCTCCTTCTAGAACAACTAGAGTCTACAACCAGGGTGAGAAGCATGGTACCTTAACTGGTTACAAGTATCACTACGAAGAGAAGAATGGCTTTGATAGGGGACCATGTGACTACTGTTATTTAGCTGCTCTCATTCACAGAACAACTAAGCAGGGAATGTCACGAAAGCCAAATGCTACTTCAGTAGCTCTCTACGGTAGTGTTATGAGTACCCCAGCTGAAGATCAAGAGAATATTGATGCCTTTAGAAACATTCAGGGACTTGTAGAAAACTGGCCACATAAGAATACCTTCAACAAGGCAGCCTTACAAATGGACTCGTCATTCCGTACTGCCAACAAAGATCTTAGTGATATTTATGGGTCTGACCCAGTAGGGCCACATTGTTCTGGGTGTAAGAACGGTATACCATTCTACTTCACACAACAGGGTCCTGGGGGGAATGCTTTTCACATTATGGGTGATCTACACGATGCGTTAGTAGAACATAATGCTGAAGAACATTGGCCTTCGATTCGGGACGAAATGATGTCAAGTGACTACACTCATCTTCTCAATGTAGTACGACAACACCCCCTACTAAGGACTAGAGAACTATAGTGCAATCCTCAGCTGAAGAGCTAAACGATGCCCGCAACAAGGGTGTAAATCTTGATGACTATCGCTGGGCTAGAGACTATGGTTACACCCATAATGAAATTCTTGATGCTCACAACAAGGGTGTANATTTTAATGGCTATGGCTGGGCTAGAGACTGTGGTGCTACCCATAACGAAATCCTTGATGCTTACAAGGAGGGTGTAAGTCCTCGGGACTATGGTTCTGCTAGAAGCTGTGGTGCTACCCATAATGAAATTCTTGATGCTCACGATAAGGGTGTAAATCTTAATGACTATCGCGTGGTTAGAAACTCTGGTTACACCCATAACGAAATTCTTGATGCTCACAACAAGGGTGTAGATCTTGATGATTATCGCTGGGCTAGAAACTATGGTGCTACCCATGATGAAGCTCTAGATGCTCACAACAAGGGTGTAGATCTTCGGGTCTATCGCTGGGCTAGAAGCTGTGGTTACACCCATGATGAAGCTCTAGAAAAAGACCCCAACTATGACCCCTGGAGTACTGATCTCAAACTATCGAGTAGATCAGAGTGGTGGGAGCTATGAACTACTCTATGTATCCAGAAGCTACAAAGACGAAGACAATCCAGAGGGTAATATCGGTACCCCTACTAAGGACTAGAGAACTATAGTGCAATTCTCAGCTGAAGAGCTAAACGATGCTCACGATAAGGGTGTAAGTCATTGGGACTATCGCTGGGCTAGAAACTATGGTGCTACCCATGATGAAATTCTTGATGCTCACGATAAGGGTGTAAATCTTAATGGCTATAGTTCTGCTAGAAACTCTGGTGCTACCCATGATGAAGCTCTAGATGCTCACGATAAGGGTGTAGATCTTAATGGCTATGGTTCTGTTAGAAACTCTGGTGCTACCCATAACGAAACTCTCGATGCTCATAATAAGGGTGTAAGTCTTGATAGCTATCGCTGGGCTAGAAACTCTGGTGCTACTCATAATGAAGCTCTAGATGCTCACAACAAGGGTGTAGATCTTAATGGCTATGGTTCTGCTAGAAAGTCTGGTGCTACCCATAATGAAATCCTTGATGCTCACAACAAGGGTGTAAATCATTGGGAGTATGGTTCTGCTAGAAACTGTGGTGCTACCCATAATGAAATTCTTAATGTTCACAACAAGGGTGTAAATCTTAATGACTATCGCTGGGCTAGAAACTCTGGTTACACCCATGATGAAGCTCTAGAAAAAGACCCCAACTATGACCCTTGGGGTACTGATCTCAAACTATCGAGTAGATCAGAAGTACAATCCTCAGCTGAAGAGCTAAACGATGCTCACGATAAGGGTGTAAATCTTGATGACTATCGCTGGGCTAGAAACTGTGGTGCTACCCATAATGAAATCCTTGATGCTCACAACAAGGGTGTAAATCCTCGGGACTATCGCTGGGCTATAGACTCTGGTTACACCCATAATGAAATTCTTAATGTTCACAACAAGGGTGTAAATCTTAATGACTATCGCTGGGCTAGAAACTATGGTTACACCCATGATGAAATTCTTGATGCTCACGACAAGGGTGTAAGTCTTAGTGACTATCGCAGGGTTAGAAACTCTGGTGCTACCCATAATGAAGCTCTCGATGCTTACAACAAGGGTGTAAATCTTGATGACTATCGCTGGGCTAGAGACTGTGGTGCTACACATGATGAAATTCTCGATGCTCACAAGAAGGGTGTAAATCCTCGGGGCTATGGTTCTGCTAAAAACTGTGGTGCTACCCATAATGAAATTCTTGATGCTTACAAGAAGGGTGTAAGTCTTGATAGCTATGGTTCTGCTAGAAACTCTGGTTACACCCATAACGAAATCCTTGATGCTCACAACAAGGGTGTAGATCTTAATGACTATGGCTGGGCTAGAGACTGTGGTGCTACCCATGATGAAATTCTTGATGCTTACAAGAAGGGTGTAAATCTTCGGGGCTATGGTTCTGCTAGAAGCTGTGGTGCTACCCATAACGAAACTCTCGATGCTTACAACAAGGGTGTAAATCTTCGGGACTATCGCTGGGTTAGAAAGTCTGGTTACACCCATAATCAAGCTCTCGATGTTCACAACAAGGGTATGGATCTTGATAGCTATCACTGGGCTAGAAAGTCTGGTGCTACCCATAACGAAATTCTTGATGCTCACAACAAGGGTATGGATCTTGATAGCTATCGCTGGGCCAGAGACTATGGTACTACCCATAATGAAGCTCTCGATGTTCACAACAAGGGTGTAAATCTTCGGGACTATCGTTGGGCTAGAAAGTCTGGTTACACCCATAACGAAGCTCTAGAAAAAGACCCCAACTATGACCCTTGGGGTACTGATCTCAAACTATCGAGTAGATCAGAGTGGTGGGAGCTATGACCTACTCTATGTATCCAGAAGCTACAAAGACACTTAAAGTCTTCCCCTATGTAGATGATGGCTGGGGAAGACCGAGATGTCCCTATTGTGATAAAGGTATGAATCCCAGTGGAAACAAGGCCTCTCACTTCGTACACGACTTTGGGAGAGAAGACAATACATTCTTTCACTGTGAAAATTGTGACAAGTTTGGGCTAATTAACGGACTACAGTATGGGCCAGATTGTCTACTTTGTAATCAAGAAAAGTTTCCACATCAAATAACTCATGGGCTATGTTCAGACTGTCATATCAAAAGGGTATGTCCAGAATGTAACCCAGAACAATGGACTGATAGAGAAACTAATATTGTAGAGAACCCATATATTACTAAGTGGTACCTATGACTACTTTCTTCAACTCCTGGGAGGATAATTTCAACTACTTACCAAAAGTAGTTAGTCCAGAGAACAACGAAACAGAGGATGAACCCATGAACGACCCACACATATCTGGTAAGAGAGATCACCCAGCATTTAGCGATGTACCCTGTGAAGGGTGTGGAAAACTCCCGAGAGAGGGAAGAACAATGGGTTGTCCAGACTGTGATGAGGTAGACGAGCCTACGATCGTTCTAGACTTTGATCCCGATGAGTGGGAGCGTAGGTACATAGAGTCTATGAAGAGAAGAGTGTCTCGACGACTAGCCTCCATCTCAGAAGATGAGAGGGGTCAACTTAGTAGGGGGCAAATGGGGATGATGGACGAAGACAATCCAGAGGGTAATATCGGTACCCCCGTTATAGCTGCCTTTGACGATGACAACCCCGGTACCGATGAAGATCACAATCTAACAGACACAGATAATGTAGAAGAGGATGCAGACGAAAACTATGGTGGGAACAACAAGAGGAAAAATACAGAGTCTGGAATAGCCACTCTTGTAGCTATGGGTGGGATCGGGACAATCGACCCACAACACCTTAAGTCTCTGGAAGACGACGACGAAAATATTCACTACGGTGAAGAAGAGATCTAAGTAATACTAGTCTAACAAGGAGAAGTACAATGAGAGAAGCTACATCAACAGGCTTTATCATTAATGCAAGTAAGAAGTTGGCTTCTGACACTTCATGGTTTGACGGTTCATCAGCTAGCATCTATGATCGTCTTGAAAGAGTTCAAGAAATGATTGACTCTCTTAAGACAGCCGCTAGTAATAATGATGTATCTGAGGGTGATCTAAGAGTCGTTGCTAACAACATTACTACACTTGAGAGTGATAGAGATCTACTACAAAAGACTGCTTCTGAGTATGTAGACTTTGACACTGAAGAGTATTTACAGTCCTTGCCTGGAGGTACTGTTGCTTCCCAGTATCAGGTTGGTGAGAATGGACTGCTAGATCTGGGAGAGGATGATGGTTCATTCTTATTCCAAGCTGCCTCTGAAGTACAAGGAGAGTACAAAGAGTATGATTGGACCAACTTTGTAACAGCTGGAGCTGAGAGTTGGGTCTACGAACAGCTTCCAGAACTTACTACTTCACAACTTGCTACTAGAGAAGCTGCTTGTACTTTTGCTGAGAAGAAAACTTCTGCCTTACTAGATGTGGGGTACAGAGCAGCTGTCATTGATAACTTCTTGGACAATGTAGAGATTTGTCGTAGAGAGAAAACATCAGGTGCTAGAAAGCAAGCTAAGGCCAGCAGACTATTCACAGCTCGTAAAGAGCTTACAGAAAGCTATGTTTACAATAAAGCTGTTGGTAACAACTATAATTGGCTCTAAGAGTAGACATCTACAGACTATGAGAACACATAAGGGGATTAGTATGGGCAATGAGTTTTGGACCCCAGAAGAAGTACATGTAGCCTACAAAAGGGTTACTGCTAAGTCCTATAATATTTCGAGAGAAGACATCCTTAAGGTCTACAAGAACCTAGACACTAAGGGTGTAGAGAGAGATACTTTATGATGTGGTACCGTGAAGCTCATCGTGAATGGGGAGAAAAGCCAGCTAGGCCACAAGCTGAGCCAATCAGAGCCTATAAGTTTATGAGGTTGAATAGACCACAAACTGAAGAGTTTGGGGGACACTGGTCCATGACTGGGTCATATGGAAAAACTTTTTATAGCCCGACAATGATTGCCACTTGTGGAAGTGGACAAAGCCATCCTGCCCCAGACGTAGACTGTACGTGTGGGATCTACTCCCAAAAACTAGACAACGTACACTCTGGGCATGACTTCCACAATGAAGGTACCCTTTGTCAACTAGATCTTTCAGGGAGAGTACTTAAAGCCACTAAGGGATACAAATCCCAAGCTGCCACTGTCTATAAGATCTGGCCGGGGAGAGAAGTACTTAGTGACCAAGACAAGTACAACATCAGAAGGGATCTTGGAGTAGAAGTTGGCGATGTCCCTGTCCTAGGGTCAGGCGGATACAATAGCTACTCTGATTGGCGAAGTCTAATTGACAATGATCCCGAACTACATAGTCAACATCTTAAAGAGATCACGAGTAAGGAGCACTAGTGTCTAGTTCAAAGATTAACATGGGTGACATTGGAGAAGAAGAGGAAGAAGTACTCATCCCCCTCCCCATCAGAGTGCCACAAACTGTCCCAGAGACTTGGCCAGAACCAGTTAAAACCCCCGAACGTACTCCTGAAAAGGTACCAGCATGACCCATATCCCACTTGAGCTTCAGTTTTTGAAGAGAAGACTTATTGATTCGGTAGCACCTGGACAAGTACTAGATGAGTTACAAGAGTCACACCCACAAGTACAACGTAGTGCCGCTCTACAACGATATCATCAAGCTCTTAACCTAATAGATACTAACAAGGTTAGTAGCCTTTCAGCTGATAGCATACGAACTGAAAGGGATAAGGTAAGGTCTAAGCTGTCAGAGGCCAATATCCCCACAATCGTAGATACAGAGCCTAGTGGAACCACTAAGTCTGTCATTAGTAGATTTACTGACCTTCTAACAGAGAATGATCTCCTTGATACTCGTAGGGGGGCAGAGTCTGAGAGTGGTGGACGTGGGTGGGACGCTCCTCCAGTTGATGAAGGAACACTAAGTCTACTACGGAACATTCAGCCAGCTAGTGATGGGCTTAGTGTCTTCACTGATCTAGGTAAACACATGTTCGTACATCATGGTAAGGGTCCACGTTGGTTCAATGAACACCCAGATGAAATCTCTAGAGAGATAGCACACCATGCTGAGCACGATCAACTTTCCTCCATCGAGGTCCCACGTGGAGTTACTCCATACGATCAGAGAACTTCGTCAGTAAACGATTCTGAGAAGATTCTTGTTATGGGAGAACCTACACATGGTATGGTTAGCTGGCATATGAGAGTCTTCCATGGGTGTCCCGGTTCTCCAGCCGACCATGCCAGAGCACATGCCAGTGAAGGCGAAAACTCAACTCACGAACATCTCTGGAGACAGTAGTGTCTAGACTCGACAATCCTTGGCAAGGGGTAGAGACAGATGAGGACAACTTTGCTAAGTTTGTCCTAGCTAAGGATACTGGAGACCCCCAATTTGATTGGGCAGTTAGACAGAGACGTCTAGATCAAGCAATTAAGGAGGTTCCATGGACTGGGAAGCCTCGTTTCCATGGGGACTTTACAATATCTCCCAACTCCCCTCTTAGACATCCAGAGCGACAATATGACTGGACTGGGAATGAAGAGTCCTTGAGGGAATACTATGGTGACGAACATGTCCCAGAAGATGAAAAGGGTGACTATTTAGACACTACAGTCCGGGTAGTAGACCTACATCACCCCAACTGCGGAGAACATGGAGTAGTAACAGACTCTATTGAAAAACACCCTGGAGGTCTGGATGTGAAATTGTTTAATCGTCATAGTCAAGAGACTCCGAAGAACATCTTACTTCACCCAGATCAACTAGTAATAGATGAAGAAGACCATCCACAAGATGGGAAACACCCAATTCCCAATGGCTATTTTCGTCCTAAGTCTGGTGTCTTCCACCTCGGTAAAGAAAAACATGCACCTGAATGGGAACAGAGTCTGGGACTATGATAGTTACTCTAGCTAGTGCTGCCAATAAGACAGTCGTTACTTGTGATACTTGTGGGAAGTCTCTAGATTCCAATGACAATGATGCTGACAAGTTCAAAAAATGGACTGTAACTGATCCAGACTGGGAAGTATCTAATCATCCTATGTCAGTGTATACCAGGCCCTCACATTCGTTCCCTTCTGGTTACCGATGGTTTCGTGGAAAGCCAAGTCATCAGACTAAGAGGGAATTACATACTTGTGATGAGTGTTCACCCTATGACCCTACTAACCCTGAAGAGCTAGAGAGTTGGGGGAGCCATGGGACTAAGTACTCTGAATGGGATCACGTTAAACTAACGTCTAGACAATGGTATCGTGAGTCTTCAGTACAAGGTATATGTTCCAACTGTACTAGTCCCATCGACGAGTTAAACGGTCCTCTTTGTAGACACTGTATCGATACCCAGTCTGAGATAGAGAACTTCAACAACACACGTATAAACCCCAATCATCCAGAAGCACGTCCTTGGGGTAGACCTAGTGACTATGCTGGGAACCATTAGTGTCTAGTGGCCTTGAAGAGTTTAGAAACAAAGTTGTAGAAGACTTCCATCAAAGTAGAGATGGCCTTCTAAGAAGAGTACAGAGTCTTGTTCCAGAGGCCAGAGTACATGACATAGCCCTCTACGGTTCATATCGCTACCCAGTGGGACACCCACTAGGCCCAACAGAAGAGTCAGATGTTGATCTCGCCATACATCATCGTGGTAATATGACAGACGATCAAGTATATGATAGTCTTAGTGGACAGCTATATGGACTTGGTGGGTTCTATGACATTATACCACTACATGACAACAATAAAGGGAAGTCCCTTGTTGAAAAGTGGTATATGTAGTGTACTGCAATGAACATAGTCTAGAAACAGACTTTACTGGTTGCTATATCTGTTCTGACTGTGGAAGAATATGGAAACCAGTTCAGCCAGAAGAGTATGATGAATATGTCAAACTTACTATAAACTATGACAACGAGGATCCAAGTTGAGGAGTCTAATGTCTTGTAAATGTAATGACTGTAAATGCAAAAAGACAAGAGCCAGTATTATTGAGAAGTGTGTACATCGGGTAATCGATACAGATCCCACAGGACATCTCATCTGTGTGGACTGTAGACAGTCTTTTGAAGATCGTCCCCATAAGAAGACAGTAATCCGGTCCTTGTAGACTAAAAATATGTACTACTCCAGGAGTGTCACTAAAGTAGGGAAGAGTATGATGGCATTGGCCATAGTTGTTACCATTCTACTTGTCTTTCGTAGTACACAGTCCCAATCACTAACAAGGAATAGCTTTCCAAGATGTCTTCCGTAGTTTCTAGCTGGGAGTTCCCTGAAGAAGGGGAAGAAGAACATGGGCATGAGGTCTATGTAAGGTGTCCTCACTGTACTGGCATTAACGAAACGTACCCTGGTGTTGACTCTGGGCCTCTTACAGAGTGTTCATATTGTGAACGTTCGATGTCAGGGGAGCCTACGTTTACAATGCCACATAGCTATACTGCTCCTCAGAAAACTCTGTACAATGAGGGTTTGTACTCTCTTAAAGACAATATAGAGGGTCACAATGAGATGTATGTTCCTGGAACTGTACATTCTAACCCCGAACAACTCAAACAACACTTAGAGAACGATCATCTAATAGATACTAAGGGACTTAGTCATGAAGAACAGAGAGTACTTCATACTGATTCACACTCTAAGTATCTTGTAAGTGGAACCCTGGATGGGGATCAAGAACAAAGAGAGTTGGGACATTCTCATATAGATCCCCCTCGTCACTCTTCTCTGGGTGATACAGGAGCCTTAGTTAGTGATCTACTCAATCCACCGTTCAATCCCACAGACCAAATTAGCTTTCATGATCTAACAGATGAGGGTAAGAAGAGACACTTATTGGAATATCATCGATATTCCCCAGAGTATGTTGAGGGACTAAGCTCTGCTGAACTTTCTTCTCACCATAACGAAGAACATCTGCCTCAATATGGTTTGGGAAGAGGGGGCCCACTAGTCCCATCCCCAGCTAACCATGAACACTATCTTTCACAACAAGGTACAAGTACAATTCTTGATGAGACACAACAACTACTAGATGAATTGCAGAATCGCCCTTCACGTAGAGAGGGTAAGAGAGAAGCTCTAGATTTCTACTTTGATCTAGTACAAGGACTAAGGACTATTCATGACTGAACTCTGGAACATAGACGACTTCTTACTTCGTCAATCCAAGATAGATGCTGATGTAAACAACTGGCAACACCCATATACATACACTCCCACCCCTAAAGAGCACTGTACAGAGTGTAACAACATACTCCCGGGAGTAGACGAAGGGGAGTCTCGGGGACTTTGTCGTAACTGTAGAACAAACACAGCTGTGCTAGACAAGTACAAGGTACCATGTAAAGTTTGTGGGGACAACATTGGGGATCTAAATANGAACCCCGATCAACAATACTGCCCCCAACACAGGGTAAATTGTGAAGACTGTGGGAAGCAAGTAGATGACTTAGGGGGATACTGCTCTCACTGTCTGAACCCAGTAGAATATGGAGATGANGCTGAGTCTCGATACTGTAAAGACTGTCGTCTTCATTGTGAANANTGTNNAGAACCAGTAGCAGGCCCTGGAGAGAGTCAGACAGAGGAGGGGGGNTCGAACAGACTATTCTGTGAAGAACATACTCCGACTTGTAAGCATTGTTCACAACCTATTGAAGATATTGGTACAAANGATCAATATGTTGGTAATTACATTGAGCCAGAAGAAGACGAGTGTAAAGACTGTCGTGCATATTGTGATAATTGTGGAGAGAGAGTTGATAACAGAGGGGAGTACGATCGACATGGACACTATGTAGACGAAGACGAAAATCATTGTGAAGACTGTCGTCTT